AAGGAGAAGAAACGCGATGTATAAGTTTTTCAAGACAATTGGACTAATTATCAAAGATGTCTGGTTTGGCGAAGACTCGCATTCCGCTAATAGATATCGCAACCAAAAGAATTTTCACTTTCCTCGCCACATGTGGCTCCCCTAAACTTATATTATATACACGTACAAACGCGGAGGACATAAATGCCTAAGAAAGGTCGACCTCTCTCTAAGGACCATAAAAAGAAGATGGCTGACGGGCGAGAGAAAGCGAAGTCCAAGAAAGTTTTCCAGGAGAAGGAAGTCATAACGATGGCAGGCGAAAAGCCCACCGTTATCATAACTGGCAAGGAAATGAATGGCTTCGACTTTTGGCCTTGTCTCCGCGATGCGCTTCGACCGATACATCAGTATAGGTCCTGCCGCTTGATCGAACGCGAAATCGCAGATCCCGCTGTGTGGAACAATCTTGACCTCGTCAAAAGTATGCTCTCCAAGTATGTCGTTCTTCAGGTCGGTCCTACGGTGAAGCCGAAAAAAGCGAAGAAAGAAAAAGAAAAGAAGCCAAAGAAGCCTATGTCTGATGAGAGAAAAGCACAACTTGTGTCTCAAATGGCGAAGGCCCGCGCGGCAAAAATCGCTAAAAATACCATATAAGTTCTAAAAAATCAGCTTTTTCTTTGCCGCCGACGTTTAATGCGGTCTTATATTATATATGTAAGCACGGAAAACGAAAGAAATACGAGCGGAGGACCGAATGGATATGAAGATGGCGAGGAAGCTGGCCGAGGTTCTGGACGATGTCTCCGGTAACGGTGATCTTGGCAGGGCCGAAGCGGCCGCAGTCCTCCTTCTTATTGAGGTCAAGCGTCTTGAGAGGGAACTCGCTCAGAAGAACGATCGCATCGAGGACCTTTCAGAAAAGGTTGCTCGCGCCCGATACGCAATAAACGCAATAAAGGTTGCGGTTCCAGTTCGAACTCCCGAGCAGTGTGCACTCGATTTCAGTAAGCAGGTCTATGAGGATCTTTGCAGGCGATACCCTTCCGGCACCGTACCCATGGAGGTTTTCAATCGTCTCGAGAACCAGATTCGTCCGTACATGCGTTCAAAGGGTCTCCGGGTCATCTATCGCGGTCCGCGCAAATCAAATAACGTCCATTCGTGGTCGAAGCCTTCAATGACTAGGCGCTGTGATGCGACTGGCGCGAGCATCGTTTACTCGAAGTAAGGGAGAGATACGTGCTGACTAAGCTTGACAAGCGCACTGGACGCAGAGTTGTCATCGAGGATGGAAGTGTCTTCAGTATGACTCGCATAACTTGTTTCTGCGGCTCCGAGTTCGATCTTATTTCCGAGTGTTCTTGTCCCCGGTGCGGGGAACGGTTTAATATCTTCGGACAGAATCTCAAGTCCGATGAAGACTACGATGAGGACTACTAAGATGAAGGAAGAGAAAGACATCACGATATGGCGGGCGGCTCTGGAGCTTATCTCTTTCTTGTTTTGTGTGCTCGTCATCTTCTCATTCGCACTATTTAGGTAATAGAAAAATTGTCTATCACAGTGACGCTCCGACCGTGCAGGAAGGAGATGATGGTTTCCCCATAAGGAAGGCCCAGCCAAAGTAGCTCTTCTGCAAAATGGTTCACCGTGATAGATTGTTTTAAGTTGGAGATTTTACATCGAAGCCTAGGCTAACGCCCATCAGGCAGAGCGATCTGATTTTGACGAATCGACGTCAAGAGCTTTGGTGCGAAATCTTCAAACTAGGTCCCCGTTACACTTGCTGTGGTTACACTTGCTGTGTGGCGGAGAGCAGGACTAATCACCCTGGGGCCTGGGAGGCTGATTACCTCATGAAGCGGTCTTGGTTTCCCACTTCCCGTTCTGCGCAGAAGAATGGAAAGTGGCTGAAAATACTTTGAGGCTTAGTAATCTTGTTGTGTATATCGGTACCGTAGTGCACGACCGGGTGATAGGTGGAAATGCTGAGAAGTCGACCAGCCTAAGCCTCTGAGTATTTTCAAAGGGTAAGACGTAAAGGAGGTATCCGGGTTCAAATCCCGGGGAATAACACATAGGGGAGATTAGTGTAAGGGCAGCACGGAGGATTATGGCCTGTCTAGACGTCCACCTCCAGAGCCGGTTCGAATCCGGCACTCCCACATTAGACGGGTCTTATTTTCTATCCCTGGCAGGAAAAGGAGATGAGTATCGTCCTACTTTAGTTCAGAGACATGCCAGTGTTGAGAACGGAGCAGATTCGCTTATTGTTAATGGTAGCAAACCTCCGGTTCAGGGGGTAGAGCAGGTTCGATTCCTGCAGCGAATAGAGATTACTTACATGACTGAGAAAGAAAAGAATATTCAGTTGAAAAAAATCCGCGCTAAGATAGCCAATCTTACCGAGGCGTATGAGAAGTCTGTAGGCTCCTTAGAAGATCAGCTTTATACCCTCGAGGCTGTGGTGACCGAAGAAGAAAAAGTCAGGATAGAACTTGCTGGGGTCGCCGAGGCCTACTATGATGAAGTGAAGTGGCGAAAGCACGTCGAAGAAAACCAGATTCATAATCTTTGTTAACATTATTTTTGGCCTTATAGTATAACTGGATAGTACGGCAGTTTCCTAAACTGTCAAGTGGGGGTTCGAGTCCTCTTAGGGCTATTTTGGGGGATTTGATGACAAGCGAGAGAGAACAATATCTTGTCGAAATGTACTCTAAGCTTTTTCCTCCTATGCCAAATATCCGACGGTTTGGTTTCGAGCATGGCGACGGCTGGTTTGGACTTATCGAAGGTCTCTGTAAGGAGATCGATTCCTTGGGCGATATCGGCTTCGAATTCGACCAGATCAAGGAAAAGTTCGGCTCCTTACGCATCTACTACCACGGCGTAAATGATATGCTCAGAAGCCGACTCGTGGATTACCTAATTGATAAGTATGAGAACATGAGCAAGTCAACCTGCGAGGAATGTGGTGATGTTGCCCAGATAGAAAATGTCAACGGTTGGCTTACGACATTGTGTCCGTGTCATCTTGAATCGTTCAAGAGGGAGAGCCTCAAATGAAGCGGTTGTTTTTAATTCTTACTATATCTCTTTTCTCCATGTACCTGTTTGCTCAAGATCCCTTTATCGGTAAGACATTTCGCGTAGAATGTATGCCGCCAGATTTGGTCACAGCCACGCTCATAAAGGTGTATCCAGATTGGATGCGCTTTTTGAATGACAAAGGTGTGACCAAGTCTTATCCTTATCGAGTCAGTGAAAACTTGGTGTGGATCAGCAATATGGCGTACAGGTTCAAGACTCTGAAGACAGGGGTTGAACTGGTGCCATGTTTTGATTTCGCGGAGTACAAATCTCTGAAGCTTATTGAGGTAAAGAAGTGATCAAAGCTACTATCATTTTCGACAATAAGATGGCCTCGAGCATGGGGCATTATTACTTAACTGCAGGTCAATATGAAAATCTAGACCTACTATAAATAAAGGATTTTCAGGATGGCAACCTTAACTCGCCAGAGTTCTTTTCCAGTAAGACTTAAACCGTGTCTAGGTTCTAAAAATCCCGCTTCCCCTAACACGAGGCGGGATTTTTTCTTTATACTAATTCAAAGAGGGTGTAAATGCGAATATCTGCCGGATTGATCCTATATACAAAAAATAAAGAGATGTTGGCATGTATACCTTACGGTAAAGCTAAGTTTAATCATAATAACCTTGACCTTCCTAAGGGTGGTATTGAACCAGGAGAATCTCCTAAGGAAGGTGTTGTTCGAGAGGTCAAGGAAGAGACAGGATTGGACGTATCGAAGTGGGACCTCGTAGACGTAGGTGAATTTCCTTACATGGAAGAGAAAAGGTTACATCTATTTATTTGTAAGGTGCCCAATTTAAACTTTGTGTCGGCCTTGAGTTGTCACTCCACCTTTAGTTACTTTGGTCGTATAGTTCCGGAGCATGTAGGCTACCGGGTTATAAAGTTTGAAGATATAAGGACCTCCTTCTATCGGAAGTTAGTTCCTATTTTAGAGAAAATATGTCAGAAGCTGTGAGGATATAATATATTTATGAAGCCCATACACGACGTCTACCGCGATTTTATCAATGACCCCAGAACCCTGACCAACTTGACAGCCATGGGATTCTCCCATGTGTGTGAACAAAAGCAGCAGGGGTTTACTACTATGGAATTTGTTCCAGGACAAGGATTGGTGGAAGTAACGTCCTTCGATTATGGGAGTAGATATAAAGCCTTAACTTCGATGCTGTTGACTCTTATTCAGACCGAGTACCCGGAGTTCCTTGTATCTCCAGAGGATTTAAAAAGTGACAGTTCTAATAGATCTGGATAATACTTGTAATGATTTCACCGGCTTGTTTATCAAGTGGGTCGAAAAATTAGGTTACGAGTTTGATTATGATAAATACGATTCCTGGGATATTGAGGATGCTATCGTCGCAGATAATCCCAGGAAAGTTTTAGCTGAGATTCTTGACAATCTTAAGTTCTGGGATGAGCTGACGCCCCTGCCTGGGTGTGTCGAAGCCATGAGAAAAATCAATAGCAAGTATACTGTAAAAATAGTCACGATCCCCTGGAAGCCTGAATCTGCGTTTCAAAATCAAAAGAAAAAATGGGTCCGCAAGTACTTCCCCTTCATATCAAATAATCAAATCTCTTTCGAATCTAAAAAATGGTTAGTAGATGGCGATGTCATTATAGACGATAAACCTGCTATTCTTAAAAAATCTGCCGACCTAAAACTAACTATAAAGCACATACAGCCTTACAACGAAGATACTGACACGGACTATGAATTTTCTAACTGGTCTGAGGTTCCTAGCATTCTAAGAAAAGCTGAGAAGGACTTGGCATAATTTTCTACAAATCTCTCTATATTAAAAATTAAGAGGATATACTCATGGTCAAAGACAGCTCCGGTATGCACTTCGATTCTTGGGATCGAGCTATAGATTACTTATCTCAAAATAACATAGGGCTAAAAATCAATAGAAATAAGTACTTATGGGTATGGAATGAAAACACTGAGTCCATAAGTTACTTAGGTGAAGAAGGGGACGACGATAATCTCCTACGAGCTCTGGAAAGAGCTATAGACAACCTCTTCTATAAGGTAGAAACAGGTCGACTAGGAAAAACAATTGGTGAAGATATTTCAGGAGAAATAAATGTATAATATTACGAAAGAGTTTGAATTCGCCTACGCTCATAGAATCTGGAATCAGAAATTAAATGGCCCACAAAGTCTCAATGCTAAGCCTAAGTGTAGAAACATACACGGACATAATGCTAGAGTTATTGTGGCCCTAAGTTCGCCAGGACTACAAAGCCATGGTGTGGTCCTGGATTATAACGAGCTAAACTTCTTCAAGAAGTTCCTAGATGAGGTTCTTGATCACAAGTACATCATCGATGAGTCAGACCCTCTTCTTCCTCAAGATGTGCTTATGAGAAATAAGTCTTCCTACAAAGTATTCGACACCTCTAATTTTCGAGAGAGCTGGGGGCGTGATGTAGATGATTTCGATCAGCCCCATCTAGAGTATCTCGAGTCCTTTGTAATTGTTCCTTTCGTTCCTACCTCTGAAAACTTGGCCAAATGGTTGTTTGAGAACATTGAGCAGTATTTGGGCAAGATGGTGGCTAGTGTTACGTTCTCTGAGTCTGCAAAGACGACAGCAACTTACTTCAAAGATATATCGGCAGGAGCTTAAAATGAGTAAAAATACAGCAGATCAACTAGTGAAGTGTCCTGTGTGCAACGCGATGTCTTATCCCTTGGTTAATAAATCTCAAATAGATTTTCTTAAGGATGGCGAAGAGATTCTTCTTATGTGTGGAGCCTGTAAGCGGATCATGAATCCCTTCTTCAAATTGTTTCAGAAGTATGCTGCAGAGTTTGAGGAGCTGAAGAAAGCAACAGATCCTGAACCAGAGGAAAAGCAAGAGGAATTTGAAAAGACCGAAGAGGCAAAGGTAGCTACTACCGATGTTTGAGCATAATATGCCTCCAGTGAGGTTTGCATTCATAGAGGGATATGAATCTTTTCCTCCTAGAAGAGGAACACCTGATTCTGCAGGGATGGATGTATATATTCCAATGTTTAACGACGCTTTCAATTTTGAATTCTTGGACAAGAATCAAGATCACAATAAAAGAGCTTTAATCGTTTCTTCAGCCGACAAGATTATAGTAAAGGCTGGTGGACATATTCTTATCCCCACAGGGTTGAAATTAGATATTCCCAAAGGCACATATATTGACGTGTGCACCAAGTCAGGTCACTTCGCTAATTTCGGGATGAAGGTTGGCAGTCATGTTATCGATGCCGACTACCAGGGACAAGTTTACATATCCTTGTTTAATACCAACCCATACGAAGTACTTTTAGTACCAGGCAAAGCATGCGCCCAACTTATACATAAGCCCTGCATTATTCAAGACTGGGAGTTTACCACTGAAGACCACTTACATGAAGTCACGTCAGTGAGAGGCACTGGGGGTTTCGGTAGCACAGGAGAATCGGGCGGGAACGATGGAAGTTTCGATCCTTCAGCTTTACCAAATCACCTGAGGCGAGCGCCGTCTCTAAAGAATACTCTCGGCAAACCAGTGAAAGAACAGCGAGAAACTCCTGCTGACAAATTAAGACCTCCTCCTGATACTCCGGAGGAGATTCGAAAAGCCCTCGCGAATAAAAAGGGATCTAATATGGTTGATGGGGTTGATATTAGTTCGTGGGAAGGTTCGTGGGAAGAGGAAGATCAGCTAAGCCAAGATATAGACTGGGCTGACGAAGCTCGTCGGGTACTCTGATGGGAGCTTCCTACAGCTACAGTAAGATAGGAACTTTTGAGTCTTGCCCTCTTGCCTATGATCTGCAGTACGTCAGAAAAATTAAGTTGCTAAAAGACTTCGACTACGACGTCATTAAGGGAATAATCTTTCATCATTACGCAGAAGTATACAAGGGAAATTCTAGGGAGGCAGCAGATAAAGCTTTCCATGAACCAGAAGAAGTAAAGCCAGAGTTTCTTCAAATGATAACTCCAGTACAGCACAAGGCTATACAAGAAGCATTCGCCTCTTTTAATCACTTTTATGATACCTTCTTAAAGTCCCGAGAAAACTTTACCATGAAGGAATTTAGAATTTCTAGTAAGACTCCAAAAGGTCATACCTTCACGGGCTTCTTAGACCTAGTGGTCTTGCAGCCTAAGGAATACTGGATTATAGATTATAAGACTCCGAAGGGGTCAAAAGCTTCCTTTTATTCAGGCCAGCTGTACACGTATATCCATTACATTATGGAGAAGTATAAGATACCAGTAGAAGAAGTGCGAGCTGGAGTATTCTTTCCTTTCGCTACGGATGTCAAAAGTGATGATGATAGATTTAAAGAAATAAAAGTCACAGGCAAAAAGATAGAGGAGCAGATAACCAAATTAGACGACACCATTGCTTTATTGGAGTCGCCCGATAGATCCAAGGAAGCTAATATGCAATGGCTTTGTAACTACTGCCAGTATAAAGGTGTCCAAGAATTGTGTCCTCTATCAGTAATCGCAGGCGCCAGGCCTGTGAAGCACTATGACGAAATTACAAAAACTCTAACCTGATTTGTACTGTCGCACTGGCTAAGTCAGGAAGGTCCCTAGCAATACTAGGGACCTTTTTTATGCTGGTGCTCCTTCCGAAAGAACAAATCCTATTTTAGATATAAAGGCCTGAGCGCTATCTTTCAATTGTTTGGGAGTCAAAATAATATTATTGTCATCCCACACCTGAGTTAAACATCGAGGTTCCGTCGCTAATTTCATCCTAGCCAAGTACACTGCCCCGGCTACAGCGTCTGAGACGTCCTTCGCATTTATACCTAAAAGTGAGGTGTCCCAGTTTGTATCTGCGCCATTGGGATTAATAGTATCTCCTGGAGTATGATCTACTTTTAAAGTCCTTGTTTCCTTTCGCTGGACAATACGTAAGCTACGTAAATTATTCTTAAAGAAAATATTACGCCCTATTTTTAAATTACCTTGTTCGATTAATTGAGTCAAGAACAAGTAAGGATCCATAGTCTTATCTACTGACAACTGTTCCATCTCTACACCATAACGCTCCAGGAACTGAATATTAGCCTCTGACTGAAAACTATCAAAGGAACCAAATTCTATTGGCATATTGCCTTCAGATATAAAATCAGTTATGCATTCCTTAATGGAGTCCAGATTAATTCGGCCACCAAAAGGATGGATAGGTATAACAGCATCAATAACATATACGAGATCAGTTAATAAATCAAAAGCTTTTCCAGTAACTGCAGAGTCATATTTCTTTTCGACATGACAAAAAGCTATGGCTGCCATGTCTCCCGATATAGCTTGGTCAACATGAAATACTCTGGGAATTGTAGGCTTATAGTAGAAGTAATATCTATCACCAGATTTAATGAAGAAGGTATTTTTGACCTGATTCCATATCAATTTCTGCGGTGCCATTTTAGCATCGGATTTGATACAGGTATAGAGAGATTTTAATTGGTCAAAGAAACAATTCTCTATCTTATCCACTTGATAGAATAATTTATCTATGGAGCCTTGAGGAATACCTGCAGTGTTCTTTAAAGCCTCGACTATATTATCCTTAAACAACTGCTCAATCTCTCTGGGCACCATTATAATGTCAGAAGGGTCGTATCCTTCTGTTGAATATAGTATCTCTGGCGGCTTACCATTACTACCCTTAAATACAGGGAACTTGTCATCTAAGTTTTTAAAGTCCTCAGGGGCCCATTCCCATCTAGACCCCTTCACTACGTAATTGGTTTTATCTTTGCTCGCTTCAAACATGCAATACTTATCAATAGGAGACTCGAGATCGTTAGGAGAGGAGTCCAAGATAGACCGGCCCCAGAATTTACCGAGAGGCGTCTTATCCATACGAGAACCAATACGTTCTTTTAATGACGTATAGAATTTCATTATGTATTCGTCACTGTTGGATGTAACAATAAAGTCATTAGCTAAAAATAGATGATCTTCATCCTCTATAGTGATGCATTGAGTTTCTTCCGACTCAATCTCTTTAATAGAGGAAAGTCTTAAGATCTGGCGATGACTCCGCTGCTTGCCTCTCCAGTACTCATCTATCCTTTTTTGTTTTCTACTCATCTTGAATAGAGGGATAGAGTTATCTTTAAAATGAATACAAACATGGTAGCCGTCGAAAAATATCTGCTCTCTTTTCTTTTGCATACTTAAAGTTGCAAAAGCCCCCAAACTTCTAGCTAAATATACCACGTCTTCGGCCAAGGTTTTTGATACTGAGGAGAATACACCGCCTCCCTTGTTGACAGATCCATCGGTATCCATTAAGCCCTGCAATAATTCTATTCGATTAAGAATGGAATCATATAGATATTCTTTGGGGATAAATTTATCATTGCTTCTCTTGTCGACCAGCCCTAATTTAATTATTTCTTCAGCATACAAATTTTTAATCTTAGTATTTTTTTCTTTTTTAATTATTCTAATATATCTACTAGGATATCCGCTGAAAGACCAGGTATAGTCTTTATTCAGGTCTTTTGATACATTTAAAATACTCTCTTCCCTATCACCGTCAGAGCCCACGGACAAGATAAAAGTATTGTGTCTAAAACTCCCGTCTCCTAAGGCAAACCCCATAATATATGGGGCTATGAAGTGACTTTTTTCGTTAAAGGGGGCGGGCTTAGACAGAGGAATACCCCACATATTTTTTAGGTTTGTAGATCCTTCAAATATTTCTTGAGTTGTTTTTTTATACCAGTATCTATCTTTTTTTATTATCCACTCGTGTTCTGGATTTGCTTTTATTTCTCTTCCATCTGAAAATACTAGTTTAAAGACTCTCGTTTTTCCCTGGGGGATTACTCGGGAAACTTTTGAGACAGTACCCTTATGGGTAAGAACACTGTCTCCTACTTGTATATCTCTCATCAATGTAAATCCAGACGGAGTGATTACTTCACTATCCATTGATAGTGCTTTGCCTGCCTCCCTGAAGAAGGCTAACTCCGTCATTGTTCCTGCGACAACCGTCAATCCTAAGAGATTATGTACGGATGATATGAGTTTAATATTTGTATTGTTGCTAAATTGTATAGCTGAAGTACCATTAGGAGAAGCTGTTGTCCAATAGATTCTATCGATAGAAGTTTTTCGCTGATAATCCTTTTCCATCTTAATCATGTCTTCTTTTGTTCTTACTTTTTCGAAGAAATCAGATACTTCTAGAAGACTTGTAAATGGCTCCAAGAGTACTTCTGAGGCCTTCTTCAGGGAGTAAGACGCTAAGACTATAGCTAGCTGAGCAGAGGGTGCCTGAGCGAATGTCCTCTTAGCGTCTCTCATCATAGAAAGATGTGTTATGATGTATAAGTTTATAAGAACGGCGAGGGTAGAGTTATGTGTTACGGTATAATCGTCGACAAGAAATAGTTTTTCGTCTCCGCTTACCTCTATGCACAGACCCTCATCGTTAGGAGTTCGCTCAATCTTTTTTAGATAAAGATACATAGGCTTTCTTTTAATTCGGCTTCTATTGAAGTGATTGTCGATCAGTATTTGCTTTCTAAGAAGTGAGAAGATAGGAAAACTATTAGTTGGAAAAGTAATAAAAATTACATACCCCTCTTTTCCATTTTCACAGTGGGGCCGCTTTCTGCTGTCTACATGATATGAAGATTTGCCTCCGAGGCCTCGAACCAAAGTAAGCATATTATCTCTTAAAAAGGGACTGGTAGTATAATAAGAGGCGAGTCCTGATCTCTTCGACACAGTTCCATCTGTGTCCATCAGACCTTGTAATAGTGCTATTCTATTGGCTAGGCTATCATACAAGTATTCTTCGGGAATAAACTTAGTATGACTTCGAGTACGCCTCAAATCCAATCTCTCTAGTTCTACTTTATAAAGATTCAGAGTAGATTTTTCCTGAACCAAAGTTGTTATATAATTACAAGACGCATTAGGTCGCGTGTGAGTAAAAACTCCCTCAGGCACTTCAGATTTGATTCTAGAATGGATTTCCAGGTCATCCCCACAAAGAAATAGCGTGTTACCAAAATGACCGCCACCGAGGAGTGCTCCTAGGGTGTAAGAAGGTATGACGTGAATCCGCTGCTTATGTTCTACAGGATTCGTGAGAGGAATAAACCACCGTGCCTTGGGATTTTTTTCAATATCTTTTAGGATTTCACGAGATGATATTATTTTCCAACAAGGTTCCGGATACGCTGTTTTTATATATTTTTTTTGAGATGAGTCCCATCTCTTTGTATTATATGATTTTGCGGCTTTCCAATAGTGATCCAGTCCCGATGAGACCGATCGCCCATCTGCAAACTGCATATCGCAGAACTCATCATTAGACCAAGTCGCCCTGTTTATAACTCGGGCGATGTCGCCAGCAGGGGTACAAACTTCATCTCCCACACGTATATCATCTGCGATCTTATAGCCCTCAGGAGTACAAATCTTTGTCTTATAACGATTTATTTCTTTCCCCCAACCGATGTGAGGATACAAGACAGCATTTCTATATGAAGATTTAGGGTCCAAGAATTCTTGGAAGCATCTACTGATCTTAGGTTGTACCATAGGAGCCATTCTACCGATATACTTATCGGTAAGAAATTCCTCTGGCGCTGGTGGCCTATCTCTATAATTGATTCTCCAACTATTAGACATCAGGTATAACTTTTGCTGATTTGATAATTTGGGGTTATTTAGTATAAAATCTAAAGCTAATCCTATTTTCCTAAGATCCACGTTTTCAAATACTTGGTATTTATCAAGTAAACTAGTATCTCCAGATATAACATCTATTAAAACAGGAATGAGTTCTTTTTTATTGGTAATACGAGAAGCTTCCATTTAATGTCCCACTAATTATATAGTTAGTGATTCTTTTATTCCGCCTCATATAGGCACATCTAAATCTCAAATTATCTATATATGACTTGAGAAGAGCAATGTCTTTTATTTAAGAATTGCGAGAAGCATAACAAACAATCTAAATGGAGGATTGCAATGTCAGGTTATAGAACTTTTAAGCGGAAGCTTGAGTGGTGGAGAGAGGCGGGCGAGAGGCCGGCCGATACAAGAATTACAGAAGGAACTAATACGGATAGTCATCCCTTGAGTGTTAATGAAACTTATAGTGGTGTGGCTACGAAACCTGGTTGGGACGGAGTAGGCGGTGCCAAGCTCAAGTATGCAAGTGGCAAGGGCGCTGTCAGAGGGTCCGGCCAGCCTAGTTTCGGCAAGGATGGATACAACGCTTCTAAGGGTGTGGATATGAAAGACAACACCAAGAAGAAAGTTTCCTTGAAGAAGAAAGTAATCAAAGAAATGTTCGGAGATGAGGAACCAGAAGAGGACGAGTTTGAGCCTGCTGGTGGTGAATTTGAAGATCCCGATATGGGTGGAGATATGGAAGGGATGGAAGGGATGGAAGGCGGCGATGAGCTTCCTCCTGATCTAGAGAATCCCGATGAGCTCGAGGGCGGCATGGGCGACGAAGTTAATCCAGAAGATATCGTTATTACTATTAACGGCGTGGATTACGGAGTTACTCCTCTTCCTGGAGCTGGTGCAGAAGGCATCGGCGGAGAGGGAGAATTCGAGGACGGGGGCGAGATGCCTGGCGAGGATATGGGTATGGGCGATGAAGACGACATGCCTGGCGAAGGCGAGGAAATGGAGTCTCCTGAGGAAGAAGAAGAGGAGCATCAGTTCGAGTCTCGCAAGAAAGTACAGAAGAGAGTTAAGGAAGCTAACAAGGTTGCTGAACTTCCCGACGGCGCACTATCAGGCACTGGTGACGGCCAGGTTCCCGAAGTTGCGGTTATGGGTAACCAGGCCTCAATGACTAAAGAATCAAGGAAGATTCTCATAAAGAGGAAGCTTGAGACTATTAGGAGAAAGAAAGTCCTAGAGAAGATCGCTCGGGCTAAGGAAGAGCGAGATACTCTGGGCGGCAAGAGAATCATGATATCTACAGAAGATGATACTCTTGAGAATGATACGGGTAAGCATGGCGATTGGGGCCAGGCGCCAAGAACACAAGGCGCGGCTTCCAAGAGGTCTGCTGTAAAGTTCTCTAAGTCCTCAGGTCAGCAAGAGCCCGGTGGAAATGGTGTTGGTCAGAAGGCCTCCGAGTCCACGAAGAAGCAGACTGCTGAGCAGAAGGAATTCAATGAGGCCCTTGCTAAGATTCGAGCTCGCAAGGCTCTGAAGGAGAAGGATCTAGATAACCTGGAGCTGAGGGATGGCAACGGCACCGGAACTGTTAATAATAAACTTCTTCACCAGTTAGGCGATCTTCCTTTCGACGTGGGAGCAGATCAGGGAACAGTAACAACACCTAAGAGTGCTTCCGGTGGAAATTATGCTGACTCTGATACAACTGTGAGGCACATGGTTACCGAGGCTAACTTCGATATGCGCGTAGATCCCAGCGTTGCTAGGAGAATCGAGAATATTCGAATTCGTCGAGAGCAGAGAGTCACGGAATCCAAAGCTGCCCCTAAGGCTGAGGAGACTTTGAACTTCAAGAAGCTTTTAGAGAACGGTTATAGCGGCTCAAAGAGATAAGTCCAAATCTCTTTAAATATAAAGTCCTCTCGAAAGAGAGGACTTTTCTTTTTATTTGCAATTAAAAGTTGGACTAATCATATATTATATATGAGAGGTAACATGACACTTATACTGACATCAGATATACACTATGGCCACAGCACTCTCGGCGATAAGTCCTTGTTTAAGGTGATCGATGAAATCAAGACTAAAAGTCCAGATGTTCTTATTATAGCGGGTGACTTTGGGTCCTCCTCCGAAGCAGAGCGAGCGGACTTTCTCCGAAGAATGAGAGAGGACCATGAGTTCAGTGCTCCTGTAGGTATTGTAAATGGGAATCATGATTTTTGGGACTGGGATGGAGTTCGAACTAGCGCTGAAGAAGTATCGGCAATAAATGATTCCTTTTTTCTTCATAGGAATATCACTCATCTTCAAGAGAAGGATATGGTTACCGGTAATGTAGTCATTACCGGATTCGACGGTTGGTACTCGAGTGATCCTCCCGTCAACGACCCCAGGTATATTCCAGGCTATTCTCGAGGAGGAAAGGAGTGGCTTAGGACTCGGGCTGAGACGGGCTTTGCTAGATGCCTAGGTACTTGTGCGGCAGCTAAGGCAGGTGGAAAAACTACTGTCATAGTTACGCACTTTGGATTCTTCGATCACATAAAGGATTGGAAGTCTGGAACTATGAGAAACTGGGGCGCCGAGCCTGACTGGTTTGGGGGAAATCCCAAGTGGGAAGATTTCCTGGGGGACGTCGATTATGTTCTCTTTGGGCATTCCCACCGAGCTTTCGATGGTCTTTCTAAGAATGGTCACACACGGTTGATCAATTGTGGTAGCGATTATAATAATCCCAAGTACGTAGAGATTAAGATGTGAAGGAAAATTAGATGACAGACAAAGAGTATGCTGAGGAAGCAAAGAACATAGAAGTTCATATCGATATGATGGTCGATGATACTATGAGGGCAGCTGCTTTTTGTTCTGTTGAGCATGATCTGCACTTCCAGGTATTCCGGCTTATTCAAGGTTACCGTGAGGCTCTTGAAGAGCTTGCTGAGTTGAAAAAGACCGTAAAAGATACGGTATAGAATTTCATATATACGGAAGAAAAAGAACAAAATAATTCCAAAAAATTCGACTTTTAGTTGCCACCGAAGGACTTCGTAAACTTATATTATATATGTAAGGGGGTCAGGAAATGAAAGAGTTCACGATTCAGTCCTTGACTGGTTGTACGCGCGGCATGGTTCAGAAAGTGTACGGCAACCGCGATTGGGTTCCTGGGCAGGAAGTCAAGCTCAACGCACTTCCGACCGCCATTCTTTACAAAGTCATCAAGGTGGCCCAAGCATGAAACTTTACTCAATCCGGTTCGTAAAGCCCTATAAGTGGAGCATCTGGTATGAGGGATGACTCTTGTAAAAAGGAGTTCTTCTCCATCGATCTCACTTCCATCCATAACGAGGAGCCACTATGAACTCACGCAAAGGCGACTGCCCTGAGACCGACGAAGAGCTGTACCGCACTCTCGACAAAAGGAATAAGAAGCCTATGAAAATCAAGCCGTCGAAAATGTCTTTGGAAGAGTTTCTCGGGACTCTTGTTCTCGAGCGCGCCAAGTACAACGAGGACTTTAAACTCTCGGAGGTCGGATTCTGGATTGACCAGTATGAACTCTACCAGAGGGGTTTCAGGGACGGGGACATGCACGACAGCACCCTCGTCATTCTTTCGAGAATGGAGTAAATTATGAACGTGGCCATCACCATAAAAATCCCGTCTGAGGATGTTGCGGAGATACTGCGGACTTACTTTGCTGGCCAGTACCCAGGGTTGCGGCCGCTCGGAGCTGCGAGGATTGATATCGAGATGGTAACAGCGGACCGCCCAGGGGAGGTCGACAAGGCTATCTTCAAGGGAATCTCCATTGATTTCACGAAGAATCTTCCCGAAAGGTGATCATGAAAACATGGCTTCACTGTTGGTCAGCCAGCCACAATCGCGATAGGCAGCGACTCTTACCCTGCAGTCGTTGTAAGGGTTACACCTAAGACAGTCATAGTCCAGCATGTCAAGACCGGACCGAATAAGTGCCAGTGGCCTAATCAGGACTTCGAGGCCTACCTTGATCAGCCCGATGGATTCGATAAGATATTCTATAAGAACACGCGCGGCGGTTACCAGTCCGGTTGCTACCGACTTTATATTGGTCGGGCCGTGTTTTATCAGGACCCGGGCTTCTAAGGAGTGGAGAAATGAGTACACGAGCCGTTATCGTTCTCAGGGACTACTCTCAGCACGAATTGAGGTTCTACAAACATGGTGATGGTGGCCCGTCGGATACCCTACCTACTCTCGAGAAATTTCTCGACTGGGTTGAAACCCGACGGATTCGCAGCAATCTCCAGCAGGCGGCTGGCTGGCTCGTAATCCTTGGTAATACTGAACTCGGTGGATTCAGAGAGCCGAATCCCGACGATAAGTTCATGGGCTGGAAAGCCAGTATTTTCGAACCCATGCCCGATTATGACAGCGGCGATGATGCTAGGTTCCAGTACATCATCGACCTCGAAAAAAAGACTATTGAAGTAAAGGGAGAATAAAGGTGAGTAATGAGACGTCGACCTCGAATAATGGTGGTATTGGATTTACCGGGCTTTTGACGATAGTATTTATCGTCCTCAAGCTCTTGGGTAAGATAGACTGGTCCTGGTTCTGGGTGCTGAGTCCCCTTATTTTTAGCGCAGGTCTTGTAGTCCTGATTCTTATCATCGCTCTTATCATCGCTCTTCTCATCGAGCTTTCCTAATAATAATTCAATAGACGATCTATATTCTTAAGGTACAAGGAGACATATATGTCAGATGTTCTTAATCGTAGACTGAGGGGTTCAGATCATAGTCTGGACCCCTATTTCTCTGTAAAAAGAGAGAGGCTACTTACTTCCAGTGGTGAGTATGTGGGATTCGATGCCCTCATCAATTCAAAACTCAACAAGACGCTCAGTGTCGTGGGAGAATCCTATCACTTCGTTCCTCACAAAACGGCATCTCAGACGGTGCATGATTTTCTCGACGCGACAAAACTTAACTACGTGATTAAGTTTATTAGAACCGCCGCCAACGGAGCTCAGTACTTCGAGGTCATCGAATTCCCAGATCTGAAGTTCGAGGTTCTACCGAAGGGAAAGGATACGTCCTTAGACGCTGACAAGCATAAGCCAGACGAGTACGTGCCCACCATCACTGTTCGTAGCTCCTACGACAAGTCCTACCCGACTCAGTTTGCCTACGGCGCTTTCCGCTACATCTGCATCAACGGGGTAATGGTTGGAATCGATATCAGTAAGCTTTCGATTCGTCATAATCAGAAACTCGTGGTCGGAGACGTCCAGAATAGCTTCGAGGAGAACCTCGAGAAGTCTATCGAAAGCTTGAAGGTTAGAATTCCTGAGCTCAACGAACTTGAGGGTCAGGAATTCGCTGAAGAGTTCCTTTTCAACAGGACCCTTCCTGCTAAGTTCAAGAAGGATATTGTAGAGATGGCGGGACCTGCAATCTCTAGCTACTACGACACTATGACTTCACCTTCTGGTCGCACGAAGCAGGTTCTGAAGTCCATCGATACGGACATGTCTGCTTACGCAGTCATGAATATCATCACCAGCCTTGTTTCCCATAAGGCTAAGAACGCTGCAAAGCAGCAGGGAATGTATAATATGGTGGCTAAAGTCTTTGATCTTTAAAAGGGGGTAAAGTGGGGCCTAACAACTACATAACAGCGAGTACAACGACTTACGCGACAAATACAGGGTATTACTATGATGCGCAGCCTCAGTATGTTTACTACGTTAATTCGGGCTTTGCAGCAAATAATCAAATATCGCCCGGGCCGATTTTCGAGCCGGTAGAGAAATCAGAACCAGAAAAACTATCGATTCGACAAACTATGATGGAGGAATTGATAAAGAGGTTGGAGTCTATATACATTAGTATAAGCAGTATTGAAATGCCTAAGCAGCGCTCAGACCTACGTGCAGACCTACGTGCCGAGCTACTACTTAGGCTAGCTTAAAAGTGAGGAGAGAATATGAAGATGATTGATAAGATTCGTAAGGCTACGGATGAGGTGATCGATGAGCTCAAGTGGCCTCTTCGTGTAAAGCAGATTGAGAGGGCGGCCGAGTCCTTCCAAGACACCATCGAGAGTGATCGCCTGACATCAGAGCAGAAGCTGGTCGATCTCCAGAAGAAGCTTACCGAGGTGAAGACCGAGGACGAAGCTCGGAAGATTTGGAAGAGCATCGCAGAGGCTCGTATTGCCCTCGAGGAGACTGATCGCCTTGCCCAGATCGTTAAGAAGGAGCGTGATCTCCTCTTCGGCACTGTAAAGGAGTAACATGAGGGTGCCTAAGCATATTAAATTTCAACGCAAGTTGGAAATCTACGCCAAGGTGCTACCTCTTCTCGAGGCCGGCTTGAAGCACTCCGAGGCATATAAGTGTGCTTCTCTTCTAACAGGGTATTCATACAGTACAGTATATAGATACTGCGAAATACCTAATTACTGAAAAAAAACCCCGTCATTGAGACGGGGTTTTTTATACGTTAAAAATCTGTAATTTTTACGAATGGTGCTGATGTGTCAGTATTCTTTTTAGAGGCTATGAGCCACGACGTAGCTAGGTCATCTAATAGATTGTCATTTTTAGCCTTAGCGAATAATTCTCCATATACTAGGATTTGAAAAGTATTAAGAAAAGTTCTCATTTGATCAGGAGTTACTTTTTTAGGATTTGAGAACTGAGCAAGATAGTCTTTCAGATCTGAAGCCTCATAGCGAACTCCCGGAAGCATTTTTTTAACAACTGAGGCTTTTTTAGAAAAATCTATCAGCACTTCTGGCGACAGTGTTTTCCACTTGGCCGTATCTACTCCATTGGGTTTATGCATCCCATACTTCGCAAACCACTCAGCAACCTCTGGAGATCCCGTTGCCTTGCCTAAAGCAGCTTGGGCTCCTTTTTTCTTAAACTCTACTGTTACAGATCTGACCTCCGAAGAATTACTACCAATTCTCACGGTGTAGTCTCCGGATCCATTTAAATCTTTCATGACACCAGTTACTGTTACTGTTCCTAGATTAATAGGAAAAGAAATGAATTCTAGTTTAGGTAGAATGTGAGACTCTGGATCATCTCCGTACTCTACTTTTGCGGCCTTTTTAACTTTCTTTAAGCTAACCCCAATAATAGTTTTGCTCTCCAAAGCTTTAGCTAAGAAGTCATTTACTAACTGTAATTTTTCTTCTTTAGAATCGGTCGAATTTCCTATTCTCTCGAAAACACTGCGAATGTTATCTAGCTTAGTAGATTTACATATATAAATATCCGATGGATTCCAACTATCTGCAGATTTAAATCCCAAAGAAGTGGCCATGTGTTTTACTAGGTCGTGTATATCTCCACCGGCAGTTTTTGGGAACGTTGTCCGGCCCCTAGAGTAGATATACTCTTTTCTATTTCCTATCCATTTAGTAAAAGCTCTAGCAGATTCAGTTATGGAATGATGCCACCCCTTGTCGCAATCAGGAAATAATTTCTGAAGTTCTTTCAGAGAAGCTTCTACTCCTAATTCGTTTAATTTATATAAAGCAAACGCTGTAGCAGTCTCCTGCTGCTCTGTTCTAGCCGTGGCGTCGCCCATCTTATTTCCTACTCCAGGGGTTGGTTTAAACTGGAGGGAGAAGGGATCTAAGGAAGGATCTTCTATGACAGGTCTATCACCTATTTTCATTACATGAATATGTAACTTAGCTGCAACTAAGTCAGCTGCTTCATTTCTATCAATGCCTGCGGTTGACCTAACATTCAATCTGATCTTTCCATCTTTACTATTTACCTTCTTAATAGTCTGCAGATTGTTCTTTGCTAAGAATTTATCCATTTGGTCTTGGGTCGTTTTTTCCTTTAAAGATTCGTGTACCTGCTGGAAATTCAAGGCAGAGAAAGTCAACCTGTCTACCAGTTTTATTATATTTCCGTCGATATCAGATACGGCGAAACCCTCTTGTCCGGTCAGCTTGAATGATCCATCAGGTTCCCGTATGAAGGGAGTCACTCTAGGTAAATTATTTAACTTACCTATCAGGTAGTTCTTTAATTCAACAAGTCCAGCTTGAAACATAAGTAGGTTGCCGAATTCCTCTCGTTTTGTTTGTCCAAAGTATTCCTGCACACTCGCTATTTTAGACTTCGCTGAGTAATTTTCTGGTAGCCATTTCAAAAATTCTTCCACATATTTATTGATATCTCCGAACTGGAAATTCTGGCCTACGCCGTAATTTTCAAATCTGATCAATAGGTCTCTTAAAGTAGGCTTTGCAGCTACCTCATTAGCGAAGTCTTTACACTTTTCAAAAGCTTCTGATGTCTTGTTCTGCAATCCGACGCACTCATAGGATTCTTCTTCAGTTAAGGTTACTTTGCCAACCAGGGAAGGCAGATTAGAGTCTACCGCAAATAATCCTTGCACAGGATTTAATTTAGATATATCTACATCTCCGAAAGACTTTGTTTCGGCTGCTGTCCTTAAGTCATTACCCCTTACGATTGTATGGAAGGCAACACCGGCATCACTAGATAAGATTCTCTGACCCAGATCCGTGTCTATTTCAACAGCGTACGTTAAGGTGTTAGGTGTAAATATAACCCATTGCTTACCCTGCTCATCCGTTCTTTGTTCTAGGTCTTCCTTTGTGAATAAGAAATCGCCGCACCATAACTCGCCATCAGGAATTCCTAATTGAGGAATATAATGCAAAGAGATTTTCAATTCATTAGCAAGGTTAGGCTTATCTCCATATCGTGCGTCTATCTCTTCATCAGTTTGAAAAATCTGCGGCTGCTTGGGAGAAAATGTATTCTTCATACCGACGAAAGGCCCATTGACACCAGGATAATTATTACCGAATACTGTAAAATGAGAACCATCCCATTTCATAGTAGCAGTGACTTCTTCTTCAGGGGTGTTGCCTTGTAGCTCCGAAAATAAAGAGCCGAGGTAGCGCATAGCCTTCTCACCGCCAATGGCACCTTCGTTGTATACAAGATCCTCTATGTGAGGGATATTAGCTCCACCTTTCTCGTTGAGCTCATCTACTTTTCCAAGCCCTTGGCAATAAGAGCATTCGACTACTTCTCCGTTTAATTTTTGCCGGGTACCTTTGCCCTGGCATACAGGACACTTACCTACCATCTCTGTCAGCCCAATAGGTGCTTTCTGATGCGTCAAGAAATCGTCAACGTAAGCTCTAAAATTCTCAGCTAGATCAGGGGGGAATGTCTGCTTTACTTTATCCCAAATATATTCTAAGGGCTGCACTAAGTCTGTTGCGGTCCAGGGTTCACTAGACTCAGAAGAAATAAGTCCTGCTACCTCATCTGGATTCGTTATCAAAGGGATAGAGGGATCTTTCTTCCCATTCGCATCTCGCTTAAAGACTCCTTGATTATTTATGCCATAGCCTAGTTGTTTCATGATAGCTGCAAGAGCCCCTACTCTTCCAATAGGGCCATACTTAGACTCACCAAGGCCAAATCCAGCATACTTAAATGACAACCAGTTAAGCTCACCTAGCATTAAGTCTATCTGAACATGCTTGTCTGTCTCATTACCGGCCTCATCGAATTGAGGAAACAATACACTCACCTGATTAAATCCTACAGATGGTGCACACTTAAAGCCTTCTTTTTCAAAAGCTGCCGTTATAGTTTTCAGATCTAAATCGCTTTGTACGCCTAAGTCGATATCTCCATTGTCAGGTTTCTTACCTGTAGATCCGATAGGCCGGTACTCAACTCCAGGTATGAGTCTTTGAAGAAAAGGGTCGAATTTCTCCAAAGTTGGCAGAATATATTCTCTCTTAATCCTATCACCGGAAACGGCGTGACCGCCCTCGACATAGTTTTCTAGAGAAGTGTATAATGATAATAACTCTTTTGCAGAATGCTCCTTTAAGGACAGAGCTAAATCATACATAGGTATGGATAAAGTTTCCGAGAGGTAAGTCAGTAGCTCATTGCGGATTGCTGTAGATTCCTGCACACCTAAGCCGTCTCTTGTTGCTTCAAACATTTCCATAGCTAATTCTTTATCATCAGCTGTTATACGCTGGAATTCTTCAAAGTTACCATCCATTGCGGCGTTGCGTGCTTTCGTAGCAGAGAATCCGTTGACGTCGTTTGAGTCTGGATCTCTATCTCCGGTTGAAACGACCTGAATGGAATTAAATACGTAATATCCGTGGTTAGATTGTACATCATTATACTTTTCACATTGTATCTTTAACTGAGCCACAGCATCTACGTCCTGGTAAATGATAAGATCAGTATACTTCTTATTGTAGAACCATACGAGAGCCTCGAAAATCGTAGTCACTTCAGGGTCTGCTAAGACAGTTACACCTTGAGGAACCATCCTCGATAAGAAATTGACCTTCTGTTCCCAGGATAGGGGATTCTTTTTCTGATCATGAGAGTGGGTAGTCAACACATAAGCATCTGTCTGATACTTCTTAGCTGTTTCGAGAACGATATTGAAAGCCTTCATGTGCCCCTTGGTAGGAGGATTGTAGCGGCCCCAAATAAAGGTAGCTTTCTTCTTAGGCTCATCTTCGACAGCTTCATCTAAGTTTTTTGATATAACCTTTCCATTAGGCCCATCTATATCAATATCGACTGATTTTCTATCTTTTCCATTGATATTGAATTTCTGAAGCATGTGAGGGTACTTTCCAGGATGAGCTACAGCGTCTAAACAGAACCTAGCTGCCATCTCTAGGCCGGGCTTCAAAGCATCTTTTGCGTTGGGACCTATTTTCGCCCCATATAGAAGGGATTCAACATCCTGCTTATCTTTTGGTGTGACTTCGAATATAAAGTCCTTAGGATCAAACCCAATTCCACCCTTGGCCCAGTATGCTTTCGCCACCCCTGGTCCTAATTCTACCCAGATCTGATTATAATCAGGTGTCACGTATCCTTTGGTGGCTTCTCGTTTTATATTGTTCATTAGTTCCCCTGGTTCCTCTTCTTGTTCCTTAGGTGCTTCTTCTGTTGGCACACCCTCTTGTTCCATTTCTACGGGCTCGGTATTCTGCTCAGGTTCTTCTACTTGCTGCTGTTCTATAGGTTGTTCCTGCTCTTGTTCGATTGGTCGCTCTTCCTCAGGTTCTTCCAAAGGAATATTTTGAGGGACTTTCTTCAGTAGGGATTGCGCAAACTGGTTGAGGTAGAAAGATAGATTTTTAACAACTTGATAAGTATGCTTATCAAGTAAAGTACTTCCGTGCCTTGCATTCCACTTTCGCGGAGCTATAGTAGTAGGGAATAAGGATGCGTTTTTCTGAGACAAGTTATAATTAAATCCCTGATAATGGAATGAAGGGCTGTTGGACCATAGCTTAATGCTGCATTTCTTGAAGGCGTTTACCACACCCTCTTTATTTAGCTCCCACCCATTATCATTCATCGTTTTCTGCATTGGGAAAAACCCTACCCATACTTCATATAATTCGGAAGGATCATCCTGAAGTTTAAAAGTGGCATTATCCACGTCTTTATAGTCATATTCATCCCCATACTTATGTGTGGAGTTAACTAAAATTTTGAATATGGCTAGATCTTGATCTGCGTTGTATATTGAGCTTATGAATTTAGAAGATTTGGTCGCCGGTCCTTCTATGGTATATCTCTCATCGGATGCCATTTGTATCGCACCAGATACTGGAGAGCTCGCGATCTGATTGAGGGACAGGTCCTCGTAGATTAAATGCATTTTACGTGTCATAGTTAATTAGTAAATTAAAAAAGCCCGACATAACATCGGGCTTTGTTTTCAATCTTCTACTTTAGTCTTCTTAGATCTAAACGTTGTCTTTTTAATTTCTTTTTCGCTGCTCCACGAGTCATCTTCTTGCTTGTTCGCTAGCTCTTTTTTTAGCTTAGCTATCTTGTCTTTCCATTCTTGACTCTCTGGATCCATTTTTATTATGATAGTCTTATCACTCATGTGTGAACTCCTTAAGTCGGATCAATTAACCTGGTAGATTTCTCATTTGTAAAAGTGCCCAGCGCTTCCATTCTGGATTGCCTGAGGCATATACTGAACATAGTGTCTTATATAACCTAAAGGATACGCGAGGAGCGTACTTCAAATAACTTCTTAAGAATTTTAAAACTTCTTTCTTTTGTGTCATTGTAAGACTAGGCACCAGGTCAGCAAGCTGCGTCTCTATGAGGTCGGTGGCTTGCTCCTTTGTGTAGACGTATCGGATACAAGTTACACGGTCAGCTAAGGCCGTAGGAACATCCATATAGTTAGAGATAAAGATCATAAAAGATTCAAAGTAGAACTCTACTGGAATCTCGTCATCCTCTTCAGTATCCAGATCGCTCATACCCTCGTCTTCGAATTCGCCACCACCACTAAACATATCTTCGTCATCTGGAGTTATGGTCGCCTTCTTTTTCGGAGCTTCTATCATTCTAGATATAGAATTGCTTGGATCATGCTCTGGAAAAATCTTTTCATAGATCCGAGAAGGAACTATCTCGGATCCTGCATACTGCTCGTTTAAGTAGATATCGACGCCCCGGACATTGGCGTTTTTAATTAGGTTTACTTTCATCATTTTAATTCAGTTCCTTTTTAGTGTCGTCTCATCTTGGTGTAAGATATTCGTCTGTCTTCTTTATCCGATTGAAGAGCTCCCTTGAGCATATTAGCCGCAGTCTGAACTTTCAATATAGCGTCATTATCATCCAGGATAACACAATAACCTTTTCTATAATCCCAAAGGATCTGCAATAAGCCAGTAAATCCAGCTATTCCTCCGGACTTATATACCGCCGGGCTATCTGTGCCATTGGAAGAACCCCATATACCTTCTCTTTTGAATACTTTTTTGACTGTGAAAGTCTTTCCAAGTCCAGGGTTACCATATACGAATAATCCCTTTGGGACGTCTTCAAGCTGGGCACCTTGTATCTCACCTTTAATAGCTTTGGACATCCTAGTTAATTCATAATTATAGATATCCATATTATGCTTTGCTTCATCAGCGAAAACGGACTGTGCAAATAAATCTTCTTCCGATGGAGTTGTTACTTGCTGCGATGGACTAGATCCACCTCTAGTGACTTGGGCGCTACCTTCACCGTTACTCGATAGCCAGGCTTTTGCGTGTGTATTGAAAGCCATGCTGCTGATTTTTTTCTTGTCATTAATATCTGCCCATGCAAGATAAGACCGATAGAGGTGTGCCATTTTTTTGCCATAGGCTTCATTACCTAAGGAGCTCAAAAACTCACCTACGTCGTCTTTTATCGACTCGCGAAGCGGGATAGTATGGAGAATATATTGCTCTTCTTGTACCTGAGCTACATAATTTTCTCCCGCGCCTTTCATAACTTCAGCTATCATATCCAGTTGATCCTGGGGATCAGTTGCGGATAGGTCAATTCTAAAACCAGGTTTATCTAAGTCTCCGGGCTTAACCCACACAGAAACACCTACGATGTCGCCGTCAGAATTCAACTCCACTCGTATGGCCTGGGTGCCAGTATACCCGTAGTAGGAATCCTTTATACCTGTTCTATCCTTTATCTGGATAGCCACTGGTGAAAAGGATATCTCAGCACCCAGAGCTTGAGATAACATTTGTATAAATGATTGAGCAGTCTGCGCAAATCGGTCACCCATTTCCTGAAGTTTTTTCATATATCATCCTTCTATTTTAATTAGTTAGGCGACGTTGGCCAGTCTATTTCTCAGCTCTAAAAGAGATAAGTTCAGTATAGATTCCTCTTCCTCCTTCAGAGAGTTCACGTAAATCTTGTAGGTGCTACTTTTCCGGATAAATTGCAGCACCCCTATTACCACTTTCATCGCTGTTTTTAACGAAGACGTAGCGAAGACATCCTGAGTTACAGTTAGAGCAGATCTGATAGCGTCGTGTTCTTTGTTGAATAAGTAGTTTGCGGGATCCTCGACAGTCTTATCGTCTCCTGGCCTAAACATATACGTAAAGTTTAAGGTTTCAGCTAGGTCACCAAGCTCTATACTATTTGACTTAGTCTCTATGATGCTGTTTAAAGAAGCTACTCTATCCTCTTTCTGAAGCTTGTCGTTATACAAAGTTTCTTTAATCTTAAAGTAAAGATATCCCGCAAAAGATCTATCAATAAGAAAGCCAGGCCTATTGTACTGAGTCATTAATTTTATAGTAGAATCCACAGCTGCAGCGTCTACTATATCTGGTGGCAAAAATATCTTTCCTTTCGTTTGTTTCAGTATAAGTGATCTTGCGTAGGGGACCATTTTTTGAAACATTTCTTTATAAAAAGGGCTTTTATCATAATTTACAATTCTTTGATCTCCCTCAACTGTTTCAATTTTACATTCTCTCGTCGTTAAGTACTTTTCCTGTAACTCTGATAAACACACTTCAGTCACAGGTTTGATTGCATATCTTGCCATTCGCGTTTCTCCAAAAAATAAAGGGAACCAGAAACGGTTCCCTTTTAATATAGTATCTCTTTTGAATATTATTTATCCAACGAGTTTTGCTAGATAGATTTCGAGATTACCAGCCTTAATATGAATTGCTTTCTTATCCATATCTGCTCTCAACTCCGCGGTTGTCTCCTTCTTTATCTTCCCTAAGAATTGCTTCAAAGAAGAATTAATAACGGTAACTTCGAAGTTATCAGAGTCCATTATCACAGATAACTCCCTATCAATTGAGCAAGAGCCTCCTCTCACACCAGAATCCTTTAAAAGAACTTTTAGTGTCTCCTTGTTACTCTTGTCGTATGCTAGAATAATAGGATCTAAATCTAAGGAAGAAGAATAGAACCCGCTGAAGAAATTACTCGTGTCTCTCAGCGCGTTTACATTTATATCACATATCTTTTTCTTAGGGTATATAGCTTTGAGGTCATCTTCTGCAGGCGGCGCCACATTAGACATTGCGTTATTAAAAACACATTTCATTACGCTAGTTTCCAGGTAGGCTTTATTTCTATTTTCAAACACTATGAAATTTACCACTAAGCCACTTGAGAAGGCCTGCACAAAAACCCTCGCGATCTTTTTATGCAGAGGAATGTACTCCTTTTTAAGGACTCCTGTCTCCAAGCCCCCATAAATGTATACGTGGGTTCTGTCATTAACAATAATCTTATCTCCGTATATACTAAGAGCATTATTCTTCTTTTCGTCAGAAGATATAAAAGGGAGGCAGGAACCAATAGCCTCCCCGAACTCAGCCGAATTCTTTATGCTCACTAGGGACAGATCATAATTTTTGACTTTCATACTGTCTACTAACTGATCATGCAACTCTGAGATTTCAAAGAGTTGGCTGTCCTCCATAAGAATATGGGGGAGTGAAAGTTTATCCTTACCTACCTTAATATCGAAAGTCGAGTTGTCTCCATCTTGAGTTACTGCAATAGTCATTAGAGCGAGGTCATCGACTAGATAGCTATGCAGAATGTAAAAGAACTTTTGAGACTCGAGACGAATTCCTACGGGAGTCTTAAAGTCCTCAACCTCGCAGGGAATATCAAGTTCCACATATGCAGTCGAGTCCTTAACGACTAAGGTAACTGTCTTCTCATTTTGAATCCACAGGTTTAAGTTGAGAATATCTGCTGCGTCGAATTCGAACCCACTTAGGATTTTTTCGTGATCAAACAGACCTTTAAAATCTATATTCTTTATCCTTAGGTTCATTTGTGCTCCTTCATTAAATGAATATATGAGTTAATACCGTTTTTTATTGCCACGACTCCTAGGACCTATCTTATATTATTTGTGAACTATAAAAGGGGAATACATGCTAGAATATGATGTCGTGATGAAGTGCAAAGAAGGTCATAAGCCCTCTCTTCAGGCCCTATATTTTAAGTACATACCATTTATCAACAAACACTACTACAAGATGCAGAAGCAATTCTACTTCAAAATTCCCATGGAGCGAGAGGACTTCGAGGTCGAGGGGTATGCAGCTTTGGTCAAGGCTATCGAGTATGTGGACCCTGATAAGATTACCGATAAGGAGAAGTGGCTTTTTATCGGTGTGTTCGGTTACTACCTTAACATGCTACGTAAGTCCTGTGTCATGTCATATATGCATCAGCAGGCAAATGAAACTCCTCTTTATGTCAAGTCCAGGAGCAGCAGCGACGAGTACTGTGTAGCAGATAATTACGCGGAAAATGAAAGTCGAGATATGACCAGGGGCATTGAGGAGGAGACTTTCATAGATCAGTTTAGATCTAATCTGAATGACTTTGAGAGACTAATTCTTAGTAAGCGTTTGGAAATTAGGGAAGAGGGCAAGCCTCGATCACTGCAGTCTATAGCTGGTGAGCTCGGGTGCTCTTTTTCTAAAATTCAGTCCGCAAATAAAAGAATCGAGACTATCTATAGAACTATGAGGGAATAAATGGAATGGGCGAAGAAAGTAAACCAGCTACTGGAGAAAAGATCAAAGGGATTCTTAAGATCGCAAAAACCGCCGCTGACTTCATTGGTAAGATCAAAGAATTGCCTCGTATTATTCATGCTATTATTCTTGCCGTTGCTTGCTTGGGCGCAGGCGGTGCCAGTGCCGTCTACGTTACCGAAAGAAGTGCTGATACAGAAGTTAAACGAATGCAATCAACAATTGCAAGTCTCGATAAGTCAATTGCAGACCTCCAAGCAAACAATCGACAGCTTATTGCTGACAAAGACGGACTTGTTGCAACAAATAAGTCTCTTGCAACAGAATCAGATAAACAAAGACAAACAATTACAACTCTTACAACAGAGCTTGGACAGCAGCACGGCATTATTGACCTCCTTACAGCAGAGTCAAAACGAAACCAACAAATTATTAGCGACCTTGCAGCAGCAGGAAGACAGTTTGACGAAGGACTTGGATCAGCAGGTACTGATATACAATCAACTATTAAAAGACTCCAACTTACTCAAAGTACAATTGCAAAGCTTATCGCTCAAATTAACAGCTCTCGAATTCAGTAATAAAGTAAAAGATTATGTTCTTGTGGGTAGTGGCGTTGCTATAGTACTAGAGACCGTATATATTATACTTAGGAAGTGAACTACCCTGAAACTAAAAAAGATTTCGAGGTTTTCTTGCGATGAAAAGTATAAATAGGAGAATACAATGGATGCAGTTTCTAGTTTTAAAATGTGGATTGCTGAACAATTAGAGGAAGGCTCCCTTGTCACTTCCTGGGATGAAAGCTTAATGGGCCTTGGCGAGGAGTATATGGTTGATGAAAGTGAAATGGATGCCGTGATACAATTCGCCGCTAGGTTGGCTCAGAGTCTTCGGCGAAAGTAAGATGACTATTCTAATCGAAGGTGTTCCAGAGGATGCTCTAGTAACAGCTACCAGGGCTCACTCTGGACAATTTAGAAGAGGAGGCGCTCCTTACATATCTCACCCCGCACGAGTTGCTCAGCATGTACAACGTGTGAAAGGCGACTCTCATAAAGCTGATGACTTAATAGCTGCGGCCTATCTTCACGACACCCTCGAAGATACAGATATGACCGAAAAGCAGATTCTCGATCAATTTGGTCCTAACGTCCTTAATCTCGTATTTGAATTGACTTCCGATGAGGAAGAGCTGAAACGGCTAGGTAAAACTGCATATTTACAAAAGAAGTTTTCGGGTATCAGTAGCTGGGCTTTAGTTATCAAATTGAGTGATCGCTTAGATAATGTGTCGGATCTTCTTGACGCTGATTACGACTGGGCTCTGAAGTATGCCAAGCAAACCCAAGACATACTAATTTACTTGATCGAGCATAGAAAACTAACGAGCACACAAAAAAGATTAGTAGGAGAGATACAGGAGATTTTAGACGAATTTTATAAGAAATAATCAACACACTAATTATCTATAATGAAGTAAATAACGCGTTCCGTATGGAAGCGTAGATGTATTTCAGGCCGTATAAAAGGCCACGTAAAGGAGAAGGTCATGACGACTTCAAGAGGTTTCAGGGTGCGTGGAGATGACATTTTATTTCCATTGCAGGAGGTTGCAGAGACAATGAGCGGATGGTTCGATTTGCTTAGTGGTTGGGAGGCGCCGGTTTCCAAGCTTCCTCATTCCTTGGCTACAGGATCTTCGTTCCCGCCTTGCAACTGGTATTCAGATGAACAAAATAATCTATATTATGAGTTCGCTGTGGCAGGCTTCAGTAAGGATGAAATCAATCTTTCGTTAAACGACGATCTGTTGATTCTAACAATCATTCCACTACCTGCAAAAGAAAAGGACACTAGAAAGCAACTACAGAAAGGCATCAAGCGATGTGAGTCTGTGAGCCAGTACAGAATTCCACTATCTAAGTACAATCTACAGAAGGTAGAATCAAAGCTAGAAAACGGAATTTTGTCCGTTATGATTCCTGCAAAGGAAGACACAAAGCCGATTAAAATAAATATCGGTTAAAAAGAAAGCCACTCTGAAAAGAGTGGCTTTTATTTTGCTTAAATTATTACTGCGATATCATCGGGATAATTGCGATAAGCGTGATCTCCGAATAATTCTACGTCATGCATGTCTCTCGGTTGCCTTCTCAAGGCCCACCAGATAGCTAAAAGAGTGTTGCCCAGTACCTGCAGTACTTTTCTTGGGCCAAAATGAAGCATTTGGATACCTTTATATCCGAATAGCCTGGGCGGTACAAAGTGAACAATATCAGCACCATAATATATAGCTAAGAATCTCACTCTCTTCTCAAAGCTCTTAACAAAAGCCGCGTTGCCTACCCTCGGGGAAGAGCCTGGCAAGCAAAATATACTACATCCATCAAAATTATACTGCACGTCTAGGCTACATATAGTTGCCAAGGCGCCACCATACGAATGGCCGGTGACGACGACAGTACCTGCTGGTTTTCTATCGTAGAATTCTCGAGCCCGATTGAGAATCACATCTCTCACGCCACTCTGCTTGTATTGATCTAACCAACCGAAATGAATGCGAACTTTTGAGTCCGTATTATCATAAGGTATAACTGCGGTATCGAAAAGCATATGATTCCACCAATCTAATGTTGAATCAGATGATCTGAATACTACAAAAAGGGATTCCTCGTCCTCTTTAAAAATAGCCTGTACGGTACCTTTATCAATGTCGGCCCTATCCGAAGACTCCGCAAATAATTCTTTGAAAAACTTCAGATCATATGTCATTTTTATCCCCACATAATTAGTCACTAATTTTATATCGCATGTACACAAAGGAGCTTCCCAATGATGGCAATTACACTACACGACTGGAAGACTATTCGAGAACTGAGACTATGTACTGCTGCTGGTTTATTAAATCCCATGGAATTCAAGATACTGCTAGCTCCTATGGTTTTTTTGGATCAAGGAGACGCGGGCGATGATGAAGAGGATAGTATTGCTGACGACCTACGACAAATAAAAAAGAATAAAAAAAGCTCCTCTGAAAAAGAGGAGCTTCCACCTGCTATAGGCTTTCATGTAGACTCAGAGGAAGAGGACGACTAACATTTTGACCATCCACACATACACGTGACACATCCCTCTTTATACATAAAGCCATCTTTACTACCACAAGAGGGACATTCCATAGATGTCTTTACTTGCTCGCCGTTCTTGATGTATCCTTTAAGAACTCTCGCTAAGGATTTTGACCAGGAACCGAAACCATCGCTTTTACCTAGCTGTTCAACGATGAACTCGATAGGTGTTCCGTGCCTCAGAGCTGTACTCAGTAGACGCGTTGGTCCTTCGTACTCGTGATTGAATGTTTGGGCAATATTCTCAATTACGACCTTATCTACTCCGTTAGGAATAATGAGGTCGTAATTGCCTTTGCCCTTCTTACGAATGATACCTGTGTCTTTATCCTTTAGATAACTCCATTCTTCTCTTTGTTCAGATATGAATGTCTCATATATGGATCCGCTGTACTTGCCGATTAGAGTTAGAAACTTTTGTCCCTTAATAGAAGTGACATAAATATCACACTCCAAGTCCTTAGGTCTTTTTGGCGCACCAGACCTCTCAATGTACTCAGGTCTCTTATAGCATACTTCTTTCTTCACTGGCTTAGTAGATAATATTCCCTTCATACTTCCCTGTGGATTAAATGAAGTGAATCCTTTTAAGCCTTGCTTATAAGCAAACATGAAAAGATCTTTATAGGCCTCCAAAGTATATCCTTCGGGTAGGTTAGCTGTCTTAGATATAGAGTGATCTATGTATTTTTGAAAAGCAGCCTGTACTCTTACCCCATCATAAGGATTCACTTCATTTGAAGTTATGAAGTACTCGGGAATTTTAGGTTCAAGCCCCGTCGATGTCATATGTGCTTTTGTATCATCGTAAGGGGTGTGAAGATATTCTAGCCAGGCCTTATCATACACAGTTTCTTTACGAGTCTCGTCTCCTTTTCCCGTCCTGATAGTTCTATCATACTGGAGAGCAAAGATGGGCTCAATACCTGAAGAGCAATTATTACCAACTGTCAATGAAATTGTTCCTGTTGGCGCACAAGTTAATATACCTATGTTCCTTAGACCACTTGCCCATATATCTTCATATAATTCCTCGGGGAGTGAGGTAATAAAAGAAGACTGATTAAGTCTTTTATCAAATGCAGGAAAGGTACCCTTTTCTCTCGCTAACTCAGCAGATTCACTGTATGCTTCGTCACGGAGTATTCTACCTATTCCGTCTGCAAGATCTATACTTTCTTGGCTACCGTATTTTATTTTCATCATGGCACAGACGTCACCAAAACCCGTGAAGCCTAGTCCTATCCGCCTCCACTGTTTGGAAAAATCTTCTATCCTCTTAAGAGGATATTTAGTTACATCTAAAACGTCATCAAGAAATCTAACTGCTGTGCGAATAGTTTTCGATAGAAGATCCTGATTAATCATCGGGGAATCTCCAAAAGCCCCTGTCACAAAGGAAGGTAGGTTTAAGGATCCTAGACAGCATAAACTATATGCTGGCATCGAAATTTCGCCACAATTTTTAATAACAGTGCCATTTGCATAAAAATTATGAGTATTCTCCACTGTTATATCATATACATCTTCGTTATCAGATGTTTCTATAATTAGCATTTTTAAACGTCTCCTCTGTTAATTCCTCTAGTCATGGATTAACTCATCAGTTGGTTGAAGGTGCTGTGCTTCTACCCATCCTCTATTTTTTGTAAGTATTTTGTGATCCGGAGTACATTTGATCTGATTGCCAGTGGAGGTATCTGTTATCCTGATTATTTTCGTATTTTTTCTAGTGAGAAGAGCATTTGTTACTTTTTGGTATTCAGTTTGACGAGTCTCTTCGTTGAGAGACTTCGCAAATACTTCTTCCCCAGAAACTACCAATTCTACTAAGTCCTTCATTCTTATTTTTTGATTTACGCCCTTGAAAGAAATATCTACAACGGTATCTCCTGTTACGCAAGGATTGACCGAATCTATATTAAAGGCGTACCAGCCGTTGTTATACCTATTTACTGTATCAATATTAAAGATGCCTGGTTCATTGTGCTCGAAGGCATTCTTGGCCAGGAGATCATAAAGATACTTAGCTTTAACTATTTTATAAACTTGCCCTTCCCAAACAAGAGGCCATTCACTATCTTCTTCTACAGCCCTGATAAATTCGTCTGTGAGAACTACAGAGAGGTTGAATTGGTCTAAAGCTTTTTTCTCGTCTCCGTGTTTTACTGTAATGAACTCTTCGATGTCAGGGTGATCTATGTTCATCAGAGCAATATGAGCAGATCGACGACCTCCTCCAGTCTGTATGACTTTTGCAGACTCGTTGAATATTTTAAGGAAAGAAATAGGCCCGGATGACTTGCCTCCCTTTTTAATAGCAGCATCTTTAGGTCTCAAGTACGAAATATTAAAGCCAACGCCTCCCCCTGAAGCACTGATCATGGCATCATCGTGGAGAGCTCCGAAAATGCCCTCCATGCTATCTCCAACAGCTATAGTATAACAATTATTATAGTACTTCATTTTAGAATCCGGACGAGCATTAGCTAGGATTCTTCCACCGGGGATAAATAAGCCTTTTTCCATAATGTCAAGAAATTCGTGTTCCCACTGAGCTCTTACTTTCGGTTTTTCAGCCATCGCTATTTCAGTCGCAACACCCCTAAATACATCCTCAGGGGTTTTTTCGCCGTTAATCATATACTTCTGGCGAAAGATTTCTTCGGAGATAGATTGAGAGAACATCATATGGTTTTTACCTTCCTTTTATGCGTATGGCTAATTAGTTGATCATCTCCTTTTTAAAGAATTTACGATAGCTCTTGAGGTAGGGCGCTAGCTTTTCGTCCATCTCCTTAAAGATAGCTGTGATTTTAGCAGCCTCCTCAGAATTCAACTTTGATAAATCGATGCCTTCGACATGAGTCTCATCATGATTCATAACAATCACCTTCCTGGGCTCGTTATGATAAGTAAACTCCATTAACTTCATTTTCTCTCCTTTATTAGCTGTGTATTATAGTCTTCGATTTGTTTCGGGGAAAAGTCTTTAGATGGTAAGGTGAGTTTCATCATCGTTACTAGACTCTCGAATAGTGCTATTTTCGCTGATCTATCAAGTATAGCCGTATCTTTGAGTATTGCTTTCACTGCTCTCGTCGCAAACACCCAGGCAGGAAACTCTTGTGGATGCACTGGTATAAAATTAACTTTGCCAAACTTCAAATCTATCCAAAACCCTGAATTATAGTTCGAGGGAGCTCGAACGAGGCCGGTAGTCAAAGAGTTTATTTTACTATCATTATGCACACTGTATACAAGATCCCAATCACTGTCTGGGCGTTCCGTGCCAAACGCCCTACTTCCTGTTAGATAACACAGGTTTAAAAGGTCTTCAATTGGTATATCTTTATTTTTTTTTAATAAGACCTTCGAAAAGCTCATCAAACATGATTTTCTCCTTTTTATAATATAGCTAAACCTCTCACTAATTATGGTGAGGGACAAAAATAATGCCTACACCTTCTTCTATGGAATACCTTAGTTTATTATACAAGGAATTGACTCGAAAACTGGAAACTATTCATAAATACATAGATGCCATCGACAATCAGGTCGGTGACATATACCAGTCAGCTTATGAAGGCGTTTATATCTGTAAGCGCAAGTATGAGATCGTAGAAGACTATAAAGAAACAACTCCGAAGATTCATCCTCAAACTGAGTTCGCTTTTGAGCCGAGGCCCAATAAGCCTAAAAAAGGCGACACTGGACAGGATGTTCAGGAAACTATAGAAGACCTCAACGAAGATTTGAAATCTACCTTCGCTGAGATCAATTTCCGATTCTCTAAGCAGCAAGGAAACCTAGACAACCTAGGAAAGGTCCACTTAGAGTTACAGAATATTATTAATGAAATATTCCAAAATTGGAAAACCTTAAATGGAGATGAAGACAAGTTTTAACGCTTAATTACCAGGGTATCTGTTTCCTTTAGATTCCTCGCCTTCACTTCTTCTGTCTTCTCACCCCTTTTAACTTTTACTGTCTCGTCGGCAAAGAATACATATTCTTTGCCGTCTTGATTTATAATGACTTCATTAATTTCAAATTCTTTATTCCTGCAGAAGACATTCCAACCCGTCGTACTATGTACATCAGCGTTAGGATCTGTTTTATAGGCCTTCAGAAGGAACGCATCATTACCGTCCAAAGCTGCGAGCCTTAGTTGAAGCCCACTATAATCCATGGTTACTAGTTTACAGTGTTCTATATCAGGTACACTTACAATTTCTTTGACCAGATCAGATCCCAACGAATGAGATGGCAAATTCGTCCAATTAGGTTCTCGACAAGTATTGCGCCCGGTTTCCGCACCCATGACATTATATACAGGGTGGAGTTTGGACTTACCCAGATCCTCGTGAAACTTCAAGTGTTGTCTCCAACCCATATTCGTATCTGGTAGTCCTAAGAACGTCTTCTGCAACGTCTTGTATGCTCGGAGCTTCTTAAGAATAGTCGCTTCAGGTCTTCCCAATTGTTCCCACTGAGTTAACTGCTCGTCGCCTGTTAAATAATAGCCAGACTTAGACATACCACAATTTTCCCACCCAAGCCACTTAAGTATTTCACCTAATTGCTTACCACTATTAAAATTAGACTCGGGGTCATCTTCATCCGCGCAATCATCAAAGAAGCTATGAAAATCTAGACTCATTACCTTTAGTCCATGGCCGCCTAAGAATTCTTGTACCTTCAGCTTCTCGCTCAATTCTCTTTGAAGATCCTTCATCTCCTTATCTACATCGAGAGAATTCTTATCCCAAATATCCATGTCTACTTCGATACCCTGTATTTCAACAGGCACAAACATTTTCATCGCTGGCATTCTTTTCTTTTCAAAGTACTCGCGCACAGTCCACCAACCCTCTACAGGCGGAGGCCAAGCGAGGTCAATCCAGTTTATTCTTTTCTCCATCGCTTCATACACCTGGAAATTAATGATAGCGTCCATAGTCGCGTATTGTGATAAGATTTTTTCAGGTATGTCCAAGTACGTCTTTGGATTGTATCTTTTTTTATAGTCGTCTAAGTCTCTATCATAACCTCCAAATTGCGTATAATAGAAAGCTAAAGACTTCAAACTATTAGATCGAGACTCATTCAAAGTCTGTGCCATGGGTAGAGTATCAATATCAATTTTCGCTGTAGATATGCCTGCATTCAAAAGAAACTTGACATCGAATTTTAAATTTTGTCCTATCTGGATCTTATTTCTAAAAAACTCGGTAAGTAGATTCTTATCTATTAGATACCAGGGAATATAGAAGCCTTCCCTGCCATCAAAAGACATCGTAATGCAACCTATGCGGTCATTAACAAAATCAAACCCTGATGTTTCCAAGTCCCAGCATACCTTACATGATACGGGAGTCCAAGCTTTAAGAAAATTATCAGCCTCATCTGCTTCCATAAGCTTGGTTATTTTTAAGCGCGTGGGACAAGGAGGTTCACTCAAGCCATCGTAATTTTTTAAAATCTTTTTGATTTGTATTTCTGCGAAATGCATTCTAAAAGAATCTCTGGGCAAAATTCCCATTGGAGTTATTTTAAATATGTCTTCTAGAGCGTCAATAGGAAATACGTTACACTCATATTCTCTCGAGTAAAAGTATGTTTGCGTGAACACTATGTCATAAAAACTATTTATGTGAATATTAGAATCGCCGGTTATACCATAAATGGCACGACCGGACGTTATCATGATAGTCTTGTCTGTCATGTATGAAAGAATATTCGCTGCGTTTCTCTTATAGTACTCCGCGACTCCCTCTTTTTTTATCTCTTCTGAAGTCTTGCTGTACTTCGAAAGACTCACAATTCTATAATTGTAGCCTTGAGGTATCTGCCTGTCTAACCATTTTGTAAAGGCATCCAAGTGCCTTTGATTAGGGAATGTCTCTAAGACAATAATGAGATGAGTCTCATCGTTACTATGAGCTCTCTCGTACAGAAGAGCTCCTTTTGTTTCCAAGCCGCTCCCCTTTTTAGAAGAGCCTAAAGATACATCGCCGAATGTGAATGCTGCCATACGAAATTATATGTTTTTTATTATGTAAATATTCGCTTGAAGAAAGATATGAGTTTCTAGATATTTGAATTTCGCATAACTAGAGGTTCGAATTTCGCACATCTATTAATATAAAAATAAGTAATATAAAATATATAAATATTAAGCCTTGCAGGCTAATTGTAAAAAGCCAGTATTAAGACCTATCATTCTCTTCTTTTTGTATTATTATTCCGCGAAAAGGAACAGACCCGGACTTTTCGTAGGTATGATTTTTCCTATATACGCAGAAAAAAGAACAAAAGAATCCGCAAAATACTTGCCACCGAGCACACAGCAAATGCTTATATTATATACGTAAGCAAGAAACGAAGAACGCAAGGAGCCAAGAAATGGCACGAATCGCAATCGCGACCGGCAACAAAACCACGAATCACAGGACCGCACGGTCCGTCGTCACCCAGTACGACGTGAATTCGAAGGAGTGGCAGGACCGCATTACCAATCTTAATCGGGATCTCGATCGCAAGAACGACGGCTCGATTTCCAGGCTTCCCAACGGCAATACTCCGATGGTCGTCCCCGGCTACCGGACTCGAAGCATCTCCAGTTTCTGAACCTGCACTCTAAAAGGAGAGTTTATAGATGTCAATCAACGTGTGTTCCTATAAGATTACCGAGGCTGGTAGTCTTACGAATCCCGAGCCGGCTTCGTTTGCCGAGGTGTCCAAGCCCGACATGAGTCTCCGCAAGGGAATCACGGTTTACTTCGATACGAAGAAGTATACGGTTCTCGGTCAGGCGCCCATCTACGCGCTTATCAGCGAGGCAGGGGAGGACGTGGCAATTCGAGTGCGCAAGAAGCACCTCTACGTCCCGAACGACGTTCTCAACGGCACCGCGATCGTGAAGATGGCGGCTCCTGCGAAAGTCAAGGTCGCCAAGGTCAAGGTCGAGAAGGCTCCTAAGGAGCCCAAGGCTCCGAAGGCGAAGAAGACACTCATTCCTGCTGTCGTGCAGGGTGCGTTCGAGACGCGCATGGCAGAGTTCCGTACCGACAGTGGTCGGAGCATCAAGGGCCTTCGCATCGAGAACACGGACGGTGCATCCTTCCGCGTCATTGTCGTGGATCCTACTAAGTCTGGCTGGGTTCTCATGGCCTCAGATAAGTGGGACATTGGAGCCTACAAGTTCTACAACATCGATACCATGGCGTCGAGAGATTTCGATCGCGCGGCCGATAAGCCGGGCCCTGGCGATTCCTCGATTGTGTGGCCGAAGTGAAATAGAGGGGGACCTTAGGTCCCCCTCTTAGGTGGAGAACATTAAATGCGTAAGACGATTGACATTACGATGATGGACGGACAGGTGATCAAGGCTCCGCTGTGCCTGGTGTGGTGTGATATCAACGATACCCATACCGAACTCTATTTCGTATGGAAAACACCATATGGATGGATGCTTGTGTCTTAATGAAGACAGATATCCATCCCTATGGGACCACGCCGAGCCCATCGAGTTCCCGGACGTGTGGACGTTCGGCAAGGCGTGGGACGACGAACCAAATAATTTCGTATGGGGATATTTTAAGCTGGACGATAATGGCAATTGGTTTCGCAAGAATAAGCGGGGTTCGTGGATCAACTTCACGCCCGGCCTCCCGCCCGCGACCATAGAGGGGGAATGATGGACAGGTACACCGAGACGGCGCGGAAGATAATTGGGATTATTGACTACAACCGTGACGAAGGAAGCTACACCGATCCATCAAAAGTAGCCGCCATCCTCCGCGAGGAGTTCCCCGAGCCCGCGCAGGACGCAATGGGTGTTGCTCGGCAGATAGCGCCTATATTTTGCTATCCTGTCGATTATCCCGGTATCGACGAAGCCGCCGCCCTCATCGAAGCCTACGCTCGCAAGCGCGTGGGGGGGGCGGCGGATAGGGCAGGGACATGGCTGAATACGCAATTCGGTGGTGGTGGGTTTGAAGATAATCCGGCAATCCAGCGGCTACGCAGCAGACAGCATATTTTCCTGCGCGCCGCGATCATCGGCAAGGAGGAAGTATGACCAGGGATCAGATCGACAAGGTGCGCAATGCGATTGCATACGGCAAATGTCTGTCGGAACGCGAAAATGGTGAGCGATGTACTGTTACAGAGCTTTTTACGGAGGCCCTCGCCCTCCTCGACGCTGAGGCCGCGCAGGACAACGTAGACCGACATGTCTACAAGCTGACTGTGCAGCAACGTGATCTTGCATGGACGCAACTCAGGACAGCCGAGGTTGTGGAACGAGAGCTTGAGGCAAGAATCAAGGATTGCGAGACCCGCGAGAAGGCGCTCAGGGAGGCGCTTGACAACGCGGCGGCACAAATCGAATCACTAGCGCTATCATTTCAAAGCCACGGCATCATGGAGCATTACGACCGGGCTTTGAAATGCGCCTACGCTGCCCGTTCCGCCTTGCTCGGCCCAGGAGGCGAGGGATGATCAGATAGATACATAACTTTCAAAAAGTCCTCTCTAAGAGAGGACTTTTTTTTATGCCCGTATAGCTCTCCAAAGCGCCTTAGGTCCTCTCGTTATAACTCAATTTTCCTAGTAAGAAGAGAGAATTTATGCCGTTACACTAATTGATAAGGAGCCTCAGAATGTATATCGATGAGTATCAACCTATGTCAGAAATGCACACATGGATGAAGGGACGTGGAGTTGATGTAAATGTATACATATGCATTCAATCGGTGCTGAGTTTGGGAGACGAACGAAAAAAAGATCTTGACGTCTTTTTAAAAACATTCGGAGGACCATTCACTCTCCAGCATAATGGATCTTTTCATGAATACGATTGGAATATTTACACGAAGCCTAGCATAGGATACTATTACAATAAATACTTAGCCAGCGGCCCAGGGTATGATAATCCCGGAAAGCTTTACACTATAGATTTAAAAGATGGATCCTATGCATCAGAGCACACGCATGTTTTTATCAAAACAGCTTTATATGAAGTTTTAAAAAGACATGAGGATCTTCATTGGTATATCGTCAATGATTTCATGGACTCAGACTCCGGACCCTCTAATTCTAAATTCAGAGGCCATGAAGTTCTATCGACGGAAGAAGTAAAACCGTTTCTTGAAGATGAGCTGGTCAAAGCGGTTGCGTCGTGGAAGATGAGCAAAGAGAATTATAATGAAGGTGGGGCCGGACAAATGCCAAGAATGATTAAGTTAGGCCTATTATGATTGATGTAGATTTTCTATATGCAGTATTCCAGCCCTGCCCTCCTCGTAACATAGTATGGTATTGGTTAGACCCTCAAAAACAAAGTTACAAACGAGTATCTAAAATTGATTCTTTCATAGAATTTGTTGAGAATAAAAATAGAAAAGTGCTACCTCAGATGAAGGAGGCCCTATGCACGTACTCTTTTTGGATGTGGAATCAAGTCGACAATAGGGTGATTTTATTACATCCTTCCGATGCACAAGACCGCACCTATAGAGATCCGCTCGCCAGTTACTTTAAGAAGGGGCTAAAAGGGCAGGACCCCTTTGCACCAGAAGAGCAAGATCCTTTGAGTCACTTATATAAACTCGGCTTTCAGATGCCCAATGAAGATGATATTAAAAATCTCAGAGTCAGAATGACCCCTACAAAACAAAAATCTTTTTTGGCGCGCATAGGAAACATCTTACCAGGAAATACCTCGCGAAAAAAATAGCTATATTCTAGTATGAGGAATCATCCATATAGTACAGATCAAATAAAGTTAGCCCTGCGAAAACTCGGCGTCAAGTTTCCCTCGAGCATCGACTCTAAAGATAGAGCCATGGCTCATTGTCCTTTCCACTCTGACAGTACAGCTTCGATGTCTATCGATTTTACACGTGGAATCTTTCACTGCTTCTCTTGTGACGCATCCGGCTCCATCAACACCTTATCTGAAAAAATGACAGGAAGAAAACTCGATGTTCTTCTAGGCGTCGATACTTCTTTCTCCATGTTTTCAGGTCATATAAAACAAGAGTACACCCCAAAACCAATTAATGAAGAAGATGTCACGATTGATGTGCGAGGCATCGTCGCTCCTTGGACCCATGTGCCAGAAGCTATTGGGTATGTAAAATCTAGATTCATACCTCCAAGAATAGCAACGGCGATGCAAATGGGGTTCATCAAAGAAGCGTATGTGAATGGCACGTACTATGAGGATCGCTTAGTGATTCCTATCTATGGAAAATCTGGCAAGCTTATCAATCTTGAAGGTAGGGACGTGACAGGAACTCATAAACTAAAGTGCTTATATCCTCACGGTATAACGAAGACAATCTATGAATGGTATAAGCTTGACAAAGAGAAGCCTTTATATGTCGTTGAGGGACTGACGAAGATGGCTTGTCTTCGCGGCGATGATTATTTTGCGAATTCGACCACTATCTTCGGGGCATCCGTAACCGCATATCAGATGGATTTACTTAGCGAATTTAAGAAGGTCGTGTTAATACCGGACAATGATGAGCCTGGAAAAAAGGTTATCGATACCTTTAAAAATAGATTAAGAACTAAATTCGATGTTATGAGAATACAGGATACAGCAGCAAAAGATATTGATGAGATTCCTCGTAAGCTTGGTCTCGGCGTCGAGGAATACAGAAAGAAGGGCGGATTTCTCATACAAGGTTTCACTTCTTTTCTTTTCGGGGAATTTGCCTGACTAATTTAAATGAAGGAGATCAAACATGATCGAAGAGACTAAGATAGTCGAGCTCGTAGAGGTATTTGAGGACGCGTACGACAAACAAGAATCTGCATCCGTCTTAACCAAGGAAGCAAGAGAGGAATTAAAAAGCTACGCAGAAAATAGTGAAATGGATCCTAAAGCCATTTCAGAGATTTATTCTACTTATGCAAAATGGAGGCGAGGTAAGTTTCACTGGGGTCCAGAAGGAGACGCAGACGACTTCACAGATATTCTTGTGGCCGTAATGGACAGAGTAACTGGTGTAGATAAGGGAGTGTAACATAAATGTTATGTGAAAAAATAGACTCGCAATCGTATATGGAGGATTTTAAAAAGAGGTTTGTAAACTTCGTAGAAAAATCTCCTGTTAAGCTAAGCATCATAATCACACCGACTGAAGTGCAAGTCATTGATGAGTATACACAACAAGGGCACGCGTTCACCTGGGACTTCTCAATTCCGGTTAAGTCCTTTATTCACGGCATTAAGCAAATCCTAGTAGAAAGATGCTACCCGGTGATTCATAAGGTAGAACATATCGAGGTTCCTGTTTCTGAGAAGGAGCAGATTGAACTTGCAAGCAAGGGCTTGCCTCTCGATAATATTCCTACGCGAGTATACAAAAAGAGAGTAACGGAGTATCTCATAGACAAGGTAGTTATATACAAGGATATGTTTATTCTTGTGGACCGTGCAACAGGGCAATCCTATAGGTATAAATTAAATAAGAGCTCTGTGTTCTTCTTGAAGGATTTACGGAGTAAGAAGTTCAATAGGGAGACTGCAGGTGATTTCTTTTTTGCTAATGCAACTCTTATGAACGAGATTCACCAGAAAGAGAGTTTTTAGTGGTGGCAAAAAGGTCCTCACAAGATCCAAAATGGGTAGAACTAAAAAAGAAAGTACGTAAGAGAGATAAGTCGTGTAGGTTGATGAAAATACTATCTGCAAAAGAAATGATTCTTTTGGCGAAGCATGCTCCCCGAGCTCAGCTGATGACTTGCGACACTGCTCACTGCTTTGGTGTTGGACCATACCCCCATATGTGTTACAACATAGAGAATACAGTTCTCTTAAATAGATTCAGTCATGAGTGCTTAGATTCTTTTAAGAGTCCTGTCACTGGGGAGAAGATAGAGGAAAGAGAAGTTGAGCTTTGGTGGGGTCGAATTCTTGGTGGCGGTATTTATTTAAAATTAAAAGAGGAGTCGACCTCACATAAAGTTAAGGAGACCATAAATGAGAGTGAAGCATAAGTTTGATGACAGCTTAGAATTAGAAGCGAGGCGGTATGCCGGCGGGGAGTTCGAGCCTGGCTTTCCCAAAGAATGGGTGCGCCTAGGTAATTTTGATTTTGGTCTAGATGGATCATATCTAATAGCGCCTGTATTCAATGGCAATATAAGAGTAGAGAAAGGAGATTGGATTCTTCACAATAGGGATGGTAATTTTCTTTTTATGACGGATAGCGAATTCAAATTGCAGCACAATGAGGTAATGTATGGAACAGATTAAAGAAACAGTGGTCCTTGACAATAAGGAAGTCACTAAGGACGAGCTTCAGGAAGCCAAAAAGCAAGATACTCCCACTCAGAAAATCTTGGAAGTGAACCCAGGTACCTTCAAGACTCTGAAGAGACTTCAGGAATAACCGCTCATATAATATCATATATTATAGTTAAATGATATTATATGATGTGTTAATTTTCGACAGTTTAAATTTTCTGTACCGAGTGAGAAGTGATAAGAATGTAGACTGCAGCAATCTTGTGAAGATAAGCAATAAGGTTGTTATGGTTGATCTCATTAGAGCCTACCTCGATACAGTCTTTTACTTAGAACAAAAATACCTGGCCTCTGATGGTCGGGTATTTTTGTTGTTTGATAATGCCACTAGTAGGGACGAACTCAAGAAGATGTTCGCTCCTCTTGCGCCCACTAAGTCAAGAAAAGAAGTAGATAATGCCTACAAGGAAAATAGAATGACGGAGTCGAGAGAGTTTTATAATACTCTCGATTTAATCAAATACTATTACATGGTGTCTTCTTCAAAGTATCGTACGGCTCGCATACAGGGACTGGAAGCAGATGACTTAGTTAAGCCTTGTATTGATTCTATTCCCAATAGTAAAATTTTAATGATTACTAATGACTCTGATTGGGCGAGATACTTAGATAGCAACACCCATTATCTTCCTCACACATTCGAGCCTCCTGTAACTGATGTGATGTTTCAAGCTAAGCGAGGGTTCTATCCAACTGAGGAGAAGATTATTTTAGATAAGATTCTTTTCGGTGACTCCGCTGATAATGTAAAAGAGGTCTTGCCTGAGCTACCGAAGGCTCTGAGAGAACAGATTCGCAGCGATTTCGATTGCATTCAAAATTTTATTCTAAATTATGAATTATATACACCGTTAAAAGAATACGTGACCTTAGTGAGAGATAGACTACCAGAATTGCGAATCGCATATCAGATGGTGGCTACAATTCCTGTAAGTGACAAGCACTTTTTTTACAGTTGTTCAATAGGCCGGGATTCTAAGGTTCAGCGAACAGCTATAGAATCTGTCTTGAAGATAAACAATGTTAATGTCACATTTGAGTTCGGCGATATAAAGGTTCCGAGGGTTAATCCAGTTGGGTAAGATAGTATGTTTTGGCGATCTTCATCTTAGCGATAATAGACCGTGGTCTTTGGATGTTGCCAAAGAAATAGTGAAGTATTTATGCTCCCTGGAACATAATAATGAAGATAACACCGGTGTCTTTTTAGGTGACATGACAGAGTCCGTTATCAACTCGGGTGAGGTAGTACAGCAATTATTAGAGCTCTTAACTTGTTTAAGGCTCAAAGAAACGTATGTTATCATGGGTAACCATGATCTTAAAATGAAGAAAGGTAAGATGACCTCGCCTCTGTCTTTCCTGAATGAGAAGGGTTTAGTACCTAAGAATATTCACCTTGTTAGAACCATGAGCACTGTGGTACTAGAAGGAATGACAGTTCTTATGTTACCACATATTCATAATGACGGCATTCATTCAGTAAAAGATTATGAAGACATTACCGCGTCAGTGCCTGTCGATATTGTCATGGGCCATTTTGCGGACGAGTCTGACAAGGCTATGAGGGAAATCCTAGTAAATATTAGCAATATAAATCCTAAGTATAGGTGTTTGGGGCACATACACTCCGCTATAACGCCTTCGTACACCGGGTCTTTAGTACCTAACTCTGTGTCCGAGAAAGGTAGAAATCGACATATTAGAATTTATGAGAAAGACAGGGAGCCTATCAATGAAGCTATACCTGTCATATGTGACTACTATGATGTAGAATATCCTAAAGCACTGCCGAAAGTAGATGCTATTATACCTATATGGACTGTTTATAAATGTAAGGACCCCTTCATAGCAAGACAAACTTACGGAGATATTTTCATCAGAAAATGTGTATATGATATAGGAATTGATCTCACGAATTTCCATGAGTACTGTTCTTTAGGAAAATCCACGAATAAGAAAACAGTTAAGGATCTCATAGAATCCTTCCTGGACGAAAATCCCGAGGAAACTCCGGACGAAATAAAAGCAAAAATCCTGGAGTACTGTCCCACATACTAACTATGAATAATGGAAATCGTTGCCGATAGATTCTTTGATCAATCTAAATTCGCCAGTACTATTGCCATAGTAAGAATGAACCTCGAACAATTCCTCGCAAATAATATCTTGCGAGAGGATGGTTCGAGGATTTTTTATGCATCGAAGTCCTGGGCTTTTCGACAGAGAATCAATCTGCTGAATATGAACTCTAGTCCTGACTACTCCTCCCTGAATTTTCCTTTTTGTGCTTATTACCGGAATGGTAATTGGACAGTAGGTCCTGAAGTAGCGCCAGGCGTACCGGCAGCAGATGCTGCTATACTGGGCACAACCGATCTAGGACCTAATGTACGATTCTTCAATGCTCAGTTCCCTTTCAGCGTCGTCTTCTTTTTTAACAGAGAAGACGACGCTCAATTAGCCTACGAGGCCTTAATGTGGATTAAGCATCCTAGGCCTATTCAAACAACAGCCCCTGGCTTGGTGTATAAGGACACAGCTATTGATATACCTATACGATATAAGATAGAAGATATTCAATTTGCTCCCGAGTATAAAGAAAAAAATTGGCTGGAAATGAATCGCGTATTCCCTATTGAGGTCTCCTTGAAGGTAGACTCAGTAATAATACGAGCTCAGCCTCAGACTCCGAATGCTTTATATCCTACAGACGACGATACTATTTACATTACGAAGAAGGTCATTTTAGATTTCTTGTCCTTCAAAAACGATATGCTAGTGGATTCGGATGGGGTACAAGAGATTCTTTTGGGCTCTTTCATTCCAGACCCCGATTTAAATGGAACCTTCACAGCAGGAGTCTCAACAGACACAAGCGTAACTCTACATTGGACCTATAATCCTCTGTGTACGGCCCTGTATGAGCCGAATGTGACTATTCTTTGCAATAATGGTACTTCTGTGCAAGTTCCAAAGACAGCGCTGACTGCAACCATAAGTGGATTGAATTTAGGCTCCACATATACATTTAAAATTCAATTTTTTGCTTTATCAGGAGCCATAAATCAATACTCAGTAACTGCGCTCACAACTGGTAGTCAATCCAATCTCAATCTCAAGGGAATGATAGGATACACCTGGTAATAGCCAGAAGACTAATTAGATATGGTGTTATTTACTATAATAGAGAGGCTGCAAGGTGGAAAGTAATAGACTTATATTCACTACAGTTGATACAAGTGTATCAACGACCCAGAGTTCTAATAAAACGGGGTTGACAGTAGTTAAAGCTCCCAAGGGAACCTCGACTCCTATATTCTTTTCGAAGAATTCGTCTGACGCAATACAGTCAGTGATTGGATCCCCTTCTTCTACGTACCCGGGCATAAGAGAAGCCATAGAATTCAATCAAAATTATGGCTTATGGATTTCTGCTCCTGAAGGGGCAAAGACAAGTTACTCAAATTACTACGGCGGCGTTTATTTTATCGCTCCTGGAATTATTAAGCCCTTCTACCAGGTGACGGATCCTACAACTCCGAATTTCTTGACTGAGGCTTTTTGTGCAGGAACCTCCCTTTTAGAGTCTACATACAATGGCTCCGGCGTTATCACATCAACTGCTCAAGCTACTGTGACAGGAGCTTCTCCTAACACAGTAATTACTACCAGCAATGTGCCCACAGCCTACTTCACAAAGTATACTCCTCTTTACGTCAATCTTTATTATCCAGGGAACGGAACAACAGTTCCCTCCGCGGGAAGAGTTTCTTTGAAATGCGTAGCCAATGGGCCGGACTGGATTCTTAAGACTCCAACAAACAATATCGTAGTCGGATCCATTACAACAAGCACAGCAACTATTCAGATAACCGGCACTACTACAAACCAGTCAGACCCTGAGGTTATGGTGGTTGGGTGGAATTTTAATGCTGCCTTAAATACTTATATCAAGTCAGGCACGGGAGGAGCTTTCACAGACAAGCTCTCCGGAGTCCCCGGAGCCACACTCAGCTGGGTACTACAAACTCAAACTGATACTCTGATGACCTTGTATCAGACTTCCCCCAGATCAAATGTTACCACTTTAACAGTAACCGATGTAAATGTTTTAGTGTCGCCTAATAACTTATTGTTTAACTCCGTAACATTCTCCATGTCAGAGACGGCTTACAGTAATGTCATAAGGACACAAACTTTCACAGTAAGCCCAGACGTAAATGCGGTAGATGGTTACAACTCTTCATTGTATGTAGAAAACGTTCTATCAGGAAACTACTTCATTAACGGACTGTCTTACGGTAACTTCACAAGGACCTCAGGTTCCAGCCCAGGATATGATCCCTGGGAGCTTATTAACGGCTTGACAGGAGCTACTCCATTCATTATAAGCCCCTATGGTTCACGGGTAATGGACGCCATAGTCTCAACAAATGATAGCGCAAGCCTAATAACGTCTCTTCTATCCGGCTGGACAGCTAGCTCTACTAGCTTATTCTCTGACGTATCGATATTCTTTAATCCAGAGTTGACAATGGGTGATTTCCAGATTGCTACGCAAATGGGAAATATGAGAACATCTACGTTCAAGAGAGCAACCTATATAGCAGGCTTGCGAGTAGCTGCTTCAGACGCCATTACTGCTATGAGTCAGTACGTAACGGCAAGATCATCTCTACCTAAGATAACTGGCTTGGCATTCTACATCAATGAGTTCCTGGTTCAGACAGGAAGCACGAAGTTCTGGACAGTACCTATTGGTTCCGTAGCTACAATGCTTTGTCAGATTATGGACATCAAGAGAGGCGGCGCTGCTCCCATGTGGGTCAACACCTCCGACGGATTAGGCGGCCAGATTAATACTTCAGTGTTGAAGGCAAAATACGACTTTACAGCCGATCAGCTAGACACTTTAGATTTAACTCTAGGACTTAATCCTATCATTAAGGATAACACATACGGTTTGATGATCACTAGTCAGCGAACCGCACAAGATCCTCTAATGTTGACGGATTGGTCTAAGCTAGGTCATCAGATGTCCTTCGATCTCTTCATGAAGGACGTCAAGACAAATGTTATGACGCCTCAGATCGGCAAGCCTATCAACGCGGATTACATGCGCTTGAGGAAACGACAAACTCAAGATATTCTTTCTCTAAGATTATCAGGGCCTACAGCAATATGGGATTCTGGCAAGGTACTTGTTGAGGAAGTCAATACTGATATAACAAGGGCAGCTAATACGTTCGTTATTAAGGTTCGGGTAAAAGTAAATCCATTTGCCGAGTACGTTGAATTAATTTTTCAAAATGTAAGTCAGTCGGATACGGTGTAAGGAGTTTTAGAAAATGGGTACAGGAATGATAACAACGCTCCTAAGTTCCGGAGCTGATACTTTTACTAATCTGTTTGATGTTGAGGTAACCTTCCCTACCTTCTTAGCGGACGATCCTATTATTATAGGGAATACGACGAATGCCATCACAATGTCTGTCAGGGCCCAGGGATTTACTCCTCCAACGGGATTTACGGTACCGGAATATGAAGTCAAGTATAAAGCAGTAACTATAAAAAAGCCCGGCGCGACCATACAAGGCGACAGAACATTTTCTTTAAAATTCAGGGCCAACGCGACTCTGGGGCTATACGATTCTTTCATGAAATGGAAACATTTATTAGTTGATCCTTCGGGCGAAAGCAATCTAGCTTTAAATATTTTTTATACCAATCAATCCGGCGATGCTCGGGGGGGGAAGTACGTAGGTCACGTAGAAGTCAAAGCTCTTTTTCCAGATGACACTGCTTTTACAAGTGATCCTAATACCAGTGATTCCTGGATCTTTAGTAAAGTTCTTGTTTTAGATGTTACCTTAGATCCCTTCTCCAGGGATGGAGGAAATACGCCTCAAACTTTTGATGTTAAATTTATGTATGTGTATATGTCTGAGCCTGGGCATAATCCCGATGTTAATGTAGATGATACCGTAGTTCCGGTCGTAGCTCTGAACTCCTAATTAGAAACTTTTAAAAGTAAATAACCCGAAGATGAATTTCTTCGGGTTATTTTTTGACTAATTAACTATGGCGATAGCAGCTCTCAAAAACGAAACTTATAGTGTGGTAGGTAAGCTATCCACACTTATGTCCTGGAAGCCATCCTGGTCTAATTTATTTACGGTAGATATAGATCCAAATAATACTGGCATAGCGGGGCTCCTAGTAAAGTCTATAGATTTTGGTGGATACTCCTTGGAATGGGAGTACAATCAGGCGATGAGAAAACATGCTTTGAAGCTAGCAAAGTATGACACTGAAGCTACTATGACGATACGAGAAACAGACGTATATGACGTCAAAAAATACTTCTATGATTGGTTTAGTCTTTTTTGGAACAATGGAATTTATCAGGCAGGAGATTCGGGGCCTTTAAAAAAGAAAAGAGACATAGAGATATATACTCCTAAAGGTGGAGTCTACGTCGCTTTCGCGAAATTGAATGGCTGTGTAATGACAAAGCAGCCAACACCGAAATTTTCCTGGGACAGCTCGGCTCCTATTGAATATACAATCTCTTTAAAAGTAGATTCTCAAACTTGGGAAACTTTAGCATGATATATACTTATTTAAATACTCTTGTAGATTATGGAGATATCCATTACAAAGGGTATCTGACAACAGGTGGCACAACTCCCGATGGCCAACCATTCTTTCTTCAGCAAGAAGATGCAATTAATAACGCACTCAAGTTATACCTACTGAGCAAAAAAGGGGATTACGGTAGGTATGTGTCTAAAGGCGGCCCTCTCTTCGAGATCTTAAATTCTCCAGCAGACTTAAACACACAGGCTAAAATCAAAGAAGTTATTATAAAATCTTTGGCAATATACTCCAATATTCAAGTACAAGATGTCATTGTGACTACGGATGTCACTGGTGAAAAATGGAAAATTAAGGTTCAGTATATAGACCTTTATCATAAGATGACATCATCCACTTCGATTACCCTAGTACAGAGGACTTAAATAATGAAGCAATTTGATCAAGCCAGCATTCAAACCAGACTTGAAACCTTTCTTAAAGCACAGCCCGGATTTGCCCAGGTACTGAAGGACTCTGCAGTAGAAAGTGTTCTTTACTCCGTATCGGAGTCCGAGGCAGAACTAGCCCGTTACTTTGAGTACCTTTTTCAAGAATCGAAGTGGGAAACCGCTCAGAATGTATCCTCACTTATTTCTGCAGGTAAATTCCTAGGATACTCTCCTAAACGTCAGATAAGTGCTATGGGAAATATTTATATATCCCATGATTCCTTATTGAGCCAAGCGGGAACCTCTCTCATATTTGATTCTTCTGATCTTGCAAATGCAGGCTTATCTTCTTACCCCAATACAAGCTTTCTTATTCCCGCTCTAACAGCCGTAGTGTCATCCACAGGAATCCAATTCGTAACAATGTCTGACACCACGTATTATGGGCCAAATGACTTGTCTGGAAACGCAGCCTCAAAGTACGTAGAAGTACCAGTCATACAAGGTATCATACGAACTTTCAGGACCACATCTGGAGCAACTAGCACTGCATTTGAATCTATTAAGATTCCTAATCCCGGGATCGAGGCCGCATACACTTCCCTATCATCTCCGTTTTTTCAGGTGACCATATATCCCTCAGGAAACTCCAATCTAAATTATGCCTTGACCGAAGCTGCTGGAGATGTGGTCAGATACTCTGATATTAGACTGGCATCCGAAACAGAGTATGCCTACGACATTACTACCTTAGACGATTACTCCGGAGTCATTATTCGATTCGGCGACGGGAATTCTGGTAGACTTCTGCCTCCAGGAGCTCTAGTAGCTGTTCGCTACTTGGAAACTTTAGGAACTAGTGGAAATCTTAATCAGAGATACTCCACAACGAGATTCGTAGTGCCCCTCTCCTCCACTCAAACTTTCTATGTTACCAATCTAGATCCTATTTTAGGTGGATTAGGTAATGAGGGCATTGAAGAAATAAGAGTCAACGCTCCTAACGAGTATCTCATAGGTGGAAGCGTCATTACTACTGCTGACTACAAAGCCACCTTGAAACAAATTCCTAATATCCTAAAATCAAATGCTTACGCAGGAGATTATACGGGGTCTGATAGTATAACTAGAAGAGTTATCTACTTGACAGCTTTGGATTCCACACAGAATATTCCAGACGCAGCTACGTTAAATCAGAATATTTTAAATATTATTCTCGATAATAAATCTCCTTTGGATTTACTACAAGTTATAGACCCCAGTATCATAGAGTTAAAGCTACAAGCCAAAATAACATCTTCTGCTGATCAAGCATCCTTTTCTAATTTAGCAACAACTTTGGAAACAAGCACACTTAATTCCTTCGGAGTTCCTGCCTTTGATTTCACAAAGAGCTTCTATTCCTCTGATTTTATTACCTTGTTGAAGAACAATAAGACAGTACAGCAAGTATCACCCCTCCTCGAATCCGTTATAAATATCAAACCCAGTACCTTCCTTTCATCAGGAACTCACCCAGGATACTACTTCACTAACTTCACTTTTAATCCTATTCTGAGTCCTTTGTTAGATTTAAGTGGAACACGAAGCGACGGATACTGTTTAAAAATTAATATAATCTTTAATTGCGTAGCCTGCGAAGGTAGTAGTAGAACTTTAATGGTTAGACAGGATCCGCTGCATCCTGGAGTTCCCATAGATATGCAAGCTTATTCTGCAGGAACTCATGGAGGACTCGTCCTTAAACAGTACGCGCACATCTCAAGTATAACAGACCAGAGTTTCATAACAAATTCAATTGACACTTCAATAGTCCCTGAAATATTGTCATCTGCAGGCGCAACATACATTCCATTCCTTCTAGACTTTACTTACTCCAATTTATCTAATTCTAGTAACTTAGGGCATGGAACTTTATACATTCCTCTCTACAAGAGCGACGGCACTTTGTATGCCGGCTTCACTTCTTTAGATTCTGTAACCTTGGATGAAACCATAACAGTGGAAATCATAGCTCAGCCAAGCTCAGCAAATATTACGCCTCAGAATGAAAATGAATTTATAAAAGTAGGAACAAATGACGTTAGCGTTGAGGTGTATACAACACTATGAGTAATTACGTTTGGTTAGAACCTAATAGTCTTTACGTCCCTGTAATCTCCGGTAGCGTTAATATTGCTAACACGTCTAGCATTGCCTGGACCCTAACTCTTACTATGGCCAACGCAACTGTTTATAATTTAGGCATTGCTGCTGCCTCTACTGGAGCCGGTATTGTATCTCAAATAAATAGCGCTCTAAGTGGAGCTTTATTAAATAAGTATATTGCGGCCTCTCTTACTGCAACAACTAATCATTTAACTTTTACAGGGACTACCTTAGGTTTAGTAGATAGTATTTATGGCTATGACCCGGTGACTACAATATCCACTGGTATAACTTTAACGGGAACAAACTTAAGTGCTTTGATGGATAATACTCCTGGTCCGTGGTTGTTATATGGTATTGCTACAGCTACGGATATAGAATTGTACTCCGTAGATGTCGTGGATGATAACACAAGGAACTTTACGACAGGCTTCGAATTCTACCCCACTATAAAAGGACCCGTCGAGAATCTGCACTCAATAATGCAAACTACGTTTTATAAACAATTGATGGATTCTTTTAGAGAAGAATATCAGACATTCATAGATTATGTTCAACAATTGGGATCTTTATTTAAATTAGAGAACTTCCTGGGCGACTTAAATGAATTCAATTCTCGAACAGGAAATATATCAAATTATATGGCTTTCGAAGTTCCGCTAGCTTTAAAAAATTACTTCCTTGATATAACTAGAGGTAATAATTGGGTAAGAGGTATCTTAGAATCTTTAGGCAAGCAAAGACAATGGGCCGGAAGTTCTTTAGCATACAGAATGCTACCGCATCTTCTTTTTAAGAGAGGATCTTATTTCTTAAAGTCAGTATATCCTACGGTAGCAGGATCATTGTATAGTGGTCAATCCTTCAAATATATTAATGGCGGAACGATTCCTAGAATTCTGCCTGGCACAGTGGACTCCATATACCCTACAAGCTCTACTATCTTTGGATGGCAAGATTTTAACATACTGCCTCCTAGTTATTATAAGTTCGATACGTTACATAAATTTGATGAGTGGGTAAATCCACCTACGAATACTGTTCATAGTAAATTCGATACTGGTTTACCTATTCTCGACGCCGGCAAAGGACTTTTGGTTGAGTTAACTTTGGACGAAATTTTAACGCACTATAATACTATAGCCACACATAGTTGTCTGATGGATTTACCTTGGTTAACTACGCTCGGTAACTTGACAGAAACTGTTGCCAGAGCCTCTGATAGAATATCCATAGGATCTCAGTTGAATCTCGTAGCATTAAACACAGGTTACTACAATCAAGCTGGCGATAATGCAACTTATACTCACCCCAATATTCAGGCTAACTTTAGACAATTTAGAAGCAACTACTCTCCTTCAAGCGCTTCGTATGTAAAAGTAGGTACGGGAACTCTCAGTTCCCCTACCCAGTATTCCTCTACATTGAAAGATAATTCAAGCCAGGGGAATAACGGAACTTTAGTGGGGATGTCATCTGCTTCTATAGTGCCCAGAGGAGCCAATGCCTGCCTATATAGCCCAGGAGGGAAAAAAGTTACGTTGCCTGCTGCTCTCAATAGAACCACGGCTTCTGCCTGGTCCGTGAGTATTTGGTTAAAAACAAACGCTTTAGGAAGCTTGCAATTCTTTCTCGGAGGAGCAGGAGACGGGTCTCATGGGGCTCTCTTAATAGATGCCTCCGGAGTTTTAAAATTCAGAGCAACAGGGGGAACTTACGCAACTCTCGGACCTCCAGTCACGGCACTGACCTGGAATCATGTTGTTGTGAATTGCGATGCAGCCGGGAATATGACGGGGTATTTAAATGGGACGCTTGGATCTACAGTCGCCGTAGGGACTACTGATACGATATTTACTACACTATTTCAAGGATACCTCAGCGGCACACTATATGAATTCATAGGATACTTAGACGAATTTAGATTATACAACAGAGTTCTGACATCCGCTGAGATAACTTCTCTGTATGCTATGTCTGACTTTACTTCGTCCGGAAATGGTCTCTTGGCGTGGTACTCAATGGATTTTGTCCCCACTGATATTGCAGCTCCAAAATTGAAGGCGGGTGTCGGCTCCTATGATACCTTTATAAACGGCCAGTTCTTAGGGATAACACCAGTAGTACATTCATTACAGTCAACTTTAGCCATAACATCCCCTGTAACTTTGAATCCCAATTATTTCATAGGAGATAAAACCACAACTCCTCCTCAGACTACTATAGATCTCAATGGAAAAAATTTGTCCCCAGGCACACTGTCAGCAACTATAACCTTCAGCACGGGAACTACAACTCCAGGAAATATTATACCTCGAAGACTGGTGGTAGGAGAGAAACTCAACGTAGCTTTAAGCTTATATGATCCTGTGATATCTTTATACGCTCAAACAGTTCCTCTTGTATCGGTGGCTTGGTCCTCTCCAACTGTATACAATGTTGGCGACGAAGTAGTATATTCTCCCACAGGAGTTTACTATACCTGCCTCATATACCATACATCCGGAACCTTTGCAACAGATTTGACAACTCACAAGTACTGGACAGAGTCTACCTGGTGGCCAACTCCATTTAGAAATTTCACGGATTATATCCAGACAACTGCTGATTATACCTTACCTACAGAAAATTATATGCCATATATCTCTGGAGCAGGTCTAGATTTTCTTACGCTCTCAGGTAAATATGACTCTAATGGAAATAATCCGGTTGTGTACTTAGATAGAGCAAACGGTCTTTTGTATCTATCAATGCGTATCAGTTCTGACGGCGCTTTTCAAAATTTCGTCGCTATAGGTGGACCTAATTACGGAGACACATATCAATATAACGCCTCATTTTCATACTATTTAAATAGCAATAATAAAGGACAACATGTGGCTTTGACTGAGATCGGCCTATTTGATGTAAATGACAACATGATGGCTTACGGAACCTTTCCACCTATCATATATGATTCTTATGTAAATCATTTATCCACGAATTTATTCTTGCAGATGTAAAGGAACAAAGATGCCCACATATACAACTAATCTAGGCTCTCAGCAAGTAACCATATCATACCAGGAAGACATCACCGCTATAAATGCAAACCAATTATTCTTGGGTATGTCCCCGAAGGCAGATTCCTCTGGGCTTCCAAAATCTTTTGTACCAGCCTCAAGTATATCTGTGACAGTAGATACATCTAATATTAATGTCAGTATAAATGCTGGAACGACAATGATGTTCTTTAATACTGTCTCCTCCCAGCCCTTCTTGACAAAAGTATATCTCAATTCAACGGCCACTTTAACTTTATCTAAAACCAATTATCTAGGTCAAGGCCCAATGAATATTTCGTCGGCAATAAATATTCTTGCCGACTGGGGATACTCCTCGGTTGATTCTACTGCCCATTATGCGGGATTCAGTGCTGTAGATGATGCTACAGCCGTGACAAGCATTTTAGCCGGCCAAGTTCTTCTCGGTAGATTTTTGAATCAAGGCGCTATGGTAGCAGACTATGTGGCGAATGGAATATCAAGCACATTAAATGTTTACCGAGCAGACTATTCAACAGTTGTCGGATTAAATACAGTAACTAATTCTAATGTTTCCCTACAGAATCTAAGGCCAGAGTTCAGAGGCGACGGAGCCGGGATTAATTTAACAGCCGGTAATCTCTGGATATCAGATACTGTATGCTATTGGGCAGCAACAGGCAATCAGAGTTACGCTACTTTAATACCCCCTCCTCCAAAACTGGGAGGAGCTGGAACTTACCAAGTAGACTTACTCAGACTTTACCTGGATGAAACTTCCAGTACTTACTTTACCGCTGGGTGGTCTTCAAACGTAATTACCACAGGGAATACTTGGAACTTTGATTCTATGAATTTCTCTAGGGACGCTCTCATGTCATTTCTGAGCGGACAAGAGTTGAGTACATCCATAAGATATGGAATGATAGGAATAACACAATTCTCTGCTGTCGGTACAGCAATAACTGCAACCTCTGCCGCAGGATCAACATATACAGTAGGTGACTCTATTATATTGTCAGGATTCGTAGGCACAGAGCAGATCAAGCTTAATGGGCTATCTACGACTATTACTGCTGTCGGTACAGGAACATTTTCATTCGTAGCTGGATCTTCTCTGGCAACTAATACATACACAACAGGAATGGGTGGATGCCTAAGATTGATGTCGGGTGGTACTATAGGAATAACTAATTACACCGTTTCTTCCACGGGAATCACAGTAACTGCTAATACTCCTTCTAATGAAGTATCAGTAGGAGATGTAATTACTATATCAGGAGCAGTGGGAACAGAGCAGGCCAAACTAAATGGCGTATGGTCCGTAACCGCTACCGGAACTAATACTTTCACCTTCTTAGTTAATACTCAGGTGACCTCAGGAACCTACAACTCTGCTTTAGGTACTTGTGTTAAATCAGTTCCTCTTGTTTCTGGGCCAGGGTATACTGTTCTCGTCGAAGTGAGATCGTGTAACAGTAACCCGGGCTCGGGTGATTACTTCATACCTGGAGTATGGCCTCAGAATACTTATGCCCCTGAAACTTTTACGCCCCGCATAGGGGAAGTAGAGCGATTAGCTAAATTCAAACTGCCAGCATACGCCGGCATCACTACACAAGGAGCATAATTAATCATGTCAAACCCCACTCCGATATGGAAATATACTTGGAACACGTCAGGATATGAGCCCGTAGCTGTAACTCTCAATACCCTAAACAATCAGATATCTGATGTTATAAAACTACCTCACTCCTTTTTTAAACAAGAAGGTTTCCAGGCATCGTACTTAACATCAGAGGGATTTTATGCTCCTTTGTCAGTGGGAGTGGAGGATTCTTTATCTAGAGTAGATATTCTTTTATTCGGATTAGAGTCGGAATTATCTAGACTAGCGGGAGCCCAGATTTATTCTCGAATAAAACTTAATTCTCCTTTAGCTATAAACGCTAGCTTACAGATTTCCGTAGTGTATGTAGCAGACGCATTTGATCCCGCTGAATTTAATCAATCTCTAAACCAAGAAGCGAACGTTACTCATAAATCATTAACGGTATCTGACAGAATTATGACTTCGGAAATGGTAGCCGATAGTGCAGAGGTAGACGAATTTATCGGAAGCTTCGGGAAAATAAACGCCACAGAGATTAATTTCATAAGTGGTAAGGCCTCTTTCGCAGGAGCACAGTTCTCGGAAGAAGGATGTTCAATACCAGGTTCTAAGTGGTCTTTTGGTACCATTAATTTACGAGCCAATCAGTACGGAAGATTGACAGTCGAAGACCCTAATAATCATATATTTAAACCTTACGTTACTCTAGAGGAGATGAAAGACACTTCGTATATTCCTGTCGTTACAGCCAATAATCCTACTTCTTTGGCAGACAGTGGATTCATGTCGGTGGACTTGGATAATAAAAGAATATATGTAAACTCTATGCAAGTTAATCAAATTGTGTTGAGCGACGGAACATCTGGAATAGAGTTTACTAAAGCTTTACTAGTATCTCTTTTGGATAGAATAGCTTCTTTAGAACAGAAAGTCTTAGCTCTAGAGTCTAAGCAATAAAAAAGGATAGCGTATGAGCTTATTATACTCCGACTTAAAAGTCCCAACATCCGCCTACAATCTAGATACTCCTACCACCTTAACCATAAGTGGTACTACAGTATCCAGAGCCACTATGGCAGGCACTGTAGCTTCTACTCCCCCTTTAACAGGGCAACAAATACACGATAACTTTTTAGTTGTTGCCTATGGAGTCAAGGCCGTAGAAACTCGAGCCACTGCCTTGGAAGCTTTGGGGCAAGTAACAGGGGCGGCTGCAACTGGATATTTAAAGTATAATGGCTTAGTGGATCTCGATGGAGCTATGTTCGGGGGATCTCCTTGGTCAGTCACAGGTTCAGTCGCTATAACTGGGGGCGCTCTTACTGTAGCTTCTGCTTTAAGTACCCAAGTTCAAGTGAACGGAGGTACTGTACTTGCCACCTTATACTTGCCTGCAGCTACGTACTCAAGTACGGCAAACTATATTTCTAGTATATGGCTCAAAGGATCCTCAGTAAGCGTGACGGACGCCAATACCTTTACGATGACAGGAACTGTAAACTTATCTGGCGTAACAAAGACGGCCGGCTGGACTTTTACTGTATCTGTGAACGGCGGCGTTGCTACTACAGTGACTGTTACACTTTCGTCAGGCAGTGGAGCTACTAATATTGCCTCGGATATTCAATCGGCTATCACCGCCGCAGGAGCTGGAGTTAGTTCCTATCTATCGTGCGCTGCTTCAACAAACTTTATTAAGTTTACCGGTGCTGGAGGGGCGTATACAGTATCTATAGCGGGTACTGGAACTATACAAACAGTTATCAATGGAATAGCCGGGCCTTGGAACCTCTGGGACTTATCCTCTAGAATAACATTCTCAAATCCCTCAGCGAATTATGTGGCGATAAGCGGTTATGCTACGGTATCCTCTAACTTCATATTCACCAAGCCTGGCTCTAATGATTTGATGACAGCAATAGGTACTGTGGCTGGAATGGGATTCGTAGGAAATGTCACGCCGACAATTTATCATACTGTGAGGCTTGTTTCCTCCTCCACGAATCTAAACTTCAAAGCTAACTTATACGCGCCTTCGATAACTACGAATACGCTAACAATATCTTCTTTGGCTATTACAGGCGGTCTCGCAGTAACCGGAAACGTTGTAGTAACAGGCGCAATATCTGCTACAACGGATATATCCGCTTCAGGCAACGTAACTGTAGGAGCATCTGTTTCTACTACTACACAGGTAACAGGATTATTTAAAGTCAAGTACCCCGGTTTCAACAATATTATTTCTGCAGACGCTTCTGGAAACTTAATTGTCGTAGATATATACGCAGCAGCAACGTATGGTTCCTTTATTGTTCAGCCTGGTTACTGGGGAGCCTTACCTTCATTATCTGTAGACGCTGCCGGAACTTTGAATGTTGGAAGCATAGGTGGGGTACCTGCAATGACAGTAAATGGTGCTGGATTACTGAAGACTAAAAATATTCAAGTCTTATCAGCTACTCCCTTAGCGGGAACTTCTTGCTTATTTCTCGCCACATCATACGCTGGTGCGGGATGGGCCGGGAGCTCTGATATCTTAGGATACTCTGGAGGTATTAAAGCAAATACCTTAGCTTCTGTATCTAACGCAACCTTCGGGGGCGTAACTACTCTTGGCGGTGGTTTAGTAGCGGCTACTCTTGGCACAGCTACTACTGGCACGACTCTCATTGTTGACGGCTCAGGAAATATTAGACCAACAAGTTCTGATATTCGATTAAAGAAGAATATACAGCCTATCAATTATGGGCTGAAAGACTTATTAAATATCCGCGGAGTAACCTTTAATTGGAAAGATCCTACTGAAGGGCAGGAAACTTTAAGGAACTTGGGTTTTATTGCTCAGGAAGTTAGAGAGATATTCCCTGAAGTAGTATTCGGAGATGAAAGTAAAGAGATGCTTTCTATTAACGCTACTTACCTCATTCCCGTCATTGTCGAGGCAATAAAAACACTAAATAATAAGATTGAAGAGCTAAAAAGCCTTCAGTAAGTAACACATCGGAGATATAATGGCCTACGTTCCCGAAAACCAAGATGTCTGGTTAGATACTAACAGAGCTCATATGCGCTACAGATTAGGAAGTACCAATTATGGTATTACTCCTAACGTCTGGTATACTGTATGCTCAAAAGCGGGCTCCTCTGTTGCAGCCGGAGACATTTTAAGCGTCATAGACCAGGGATGGGCAACTTCCCTGGGAAGCTCCACTTATGCTGGGCAAGTCTTGCAGACTGATAACACAGTAATTGGCGCCACTATAGGAGTGGCTCTTCACGCAGCTACTGCTGGACAGCCTGTTGAAGTTCAAACAAGCGGAATGTATACCTGGCCTTCAGGAAAAGATACAGACTTAGGAACCTCCGATATAGGAAAAGTAGTTTATGTTCTCAATAATACTTCAACTACGAGCACGATCTTAGGATTAACAACTGATAGAAATATTGCTGGAGCCGTGGGTGCCCCTATCATTCTCGGAAAGATTATAGCATGCACACCTTCAATGGCCGGACCACTTACTATCATCCTAGATCCCACGGGAGACAGCAGAGCTGCTTCTAGTCTTTCTCAGGCTATCTACATCGCCGGAGAAGCTATAACAATAACTGCTGCACAGGGATTTCCTGTAGTTTCAGAAGATGCCACGGATGGTAAAATATACGTAGCCGATAGAAGAAAGTCTCCTATGTCTTTCTTTGTGTCTGCGACAGGAACTGTAGGCACAATTTCTGGAGGTGGTCCTTGGACAGCAACTGTTTCAGGTTTAACTAACGTAACTAATATATCAATCGGCGCTACCCTTTCGGCTACAGCTGGAGTTGGTACTCTTTATGGTGGATCTCCAACTTCAGTAGCTGTAACAGGATTTACTTCGACGTCAATAACTTACCAGGTAACAGGCGGAACCACTCCTACTGCAGGAAGTATCACCAATCTAACTGCCACCGACTATAAAAATCGACACAGAGTAGTAGGTTTCTGTATCGCGAACTCTACAGTTCCTCAAACCACATATCCTATTACCATAACTGCAGGTCAGCAAGTCGTAGTTGAAAGACTAGGCCCTATTACCCTAGGAACAGGAATTACTCTCACCTCCGGAAAGCAGCTATACGTAGATACGCTAGGAGCCGTTGTTCAGGATGACTCAACTTTCTCTGCTACAGACTGGAGATTAATAGTAGGTATTGCTACTTCTCCCTTAGGAACAGCAACTACAAACCCAGGCACAGCTTTAGTTCAAATAGCTCCACCAGCGACACCCTTGCCTGACGCCGTTCCTGTGGGCACTGTACAGGCTATTGGAAATTATGGTTGGGCATACGATTATGGTTTCTACCCTTGTATCACGAATGGTTCCGGAGGTTTAGTAGTAACGGGTTCAGGAGCTAATCAAGCGGGACAGCTATCTGCATATAATCCCGCAACAGTAGTAACTGCGCCAACCTCAAATCCCGCGGCTAACGGTACTTTTGATTTTACTACCTTATACCAAGCTATAAATACAACGTATGGAGGATATACAGTTTGGTACGTAGCTGGAGCAGGCACTGCATCTGGGACCGTAAAGATCAACGGTGTAACCTACACGATGGCAGGCACAGAAAATTCTACCTCCCTAGTAGCAGCAAGAATCCAGTCTCAAATGGCATCTACGCAGGCAGGCTATGTTTGTTATAATCCCTCAACATTCTATGTAGCTATATCTAATGATAGCTCTCATGCTCCTCCTCTTATCGACGCTTCCGGTTTAGTTAATTACACTGTGAATGCGACAACTGCTTCTACCAATGGAGGAGCTAACGCCGGCGTCAGCAATATTTGCTCTACTTTTAGTCTTCCAAGTCTTTACACAGTAAATCCCCACATTCAAATCAAGTACAAGAATTGGCAGTATCTACCTCTATCCAATGGAGCTCAATTAATAAAGACCACTCCTGTGGATTGGACACCATGGTCTAGTAACCCCGGACTGAATTGGACTAACACGTCATTACAGAATATTTTGACGAATACTACTTGGGCTAATACTCCTCCGAATGGTATTGAGGACCTTGTATTTTCTCTCTATGTCAGGAGCAACGCTACTCCAAGTAAAGTATGGAAAATAGAGCCTCTGCCTTCTTCTCATTATTCCGGCGGAGAAACTTTATACGGTTACCAGTGCTACATAGACACGTCAACCCAGTATCTCTATATTAACTTCATGCCCGGTGGATTGGCAATCTTTGACACCCCCGGCTCAGGACCAACTGTTATTCCTACGAATTCAACTTGGTCTTGGAAATTCGTCGTACAGAAGACAGACAGGTTCAATCGCTTTATAGATTACTCTTCTGATGATAAGAATCTACAGGCTTGGAAAGTTCTATATGGCGACTCCTCTTCTTACTCAATCAATTATGATCCTCTTACGGCAGTAACTGCAGGAAGATTCAATAGGCAGGTGTCAACAGCCCCTCTCATTGGAAATACTACTAGGTTAAATTACGAAGGTGACTTGTATGTTACTGATCTCGTAGTAACTAATAACGTAACTAACACAGGTGTCGCTAATGTTTCCGGCAAAGCAGATGGATCAGGATACAATAGAATTCGTGGTTCCTTGAATCTAAGAAACACTGCGGATGGCGCAGACGTAATTTATACTGACAATACTGGTAATCTTACTATGGTGGGAACTCTCACTGTAGGCGCGTCTGGCAATTCGTACATTAGAACAGCTCAAGCCGCAGGATCTTTGTTTGATACAGTTGCTACCACAATAAATATTGGTGGCGTTGTCGCAAGTACCACTCTTAATTTATTAGGATCTACTGCAACTGGGGTCGTGAATGTAAATTCTACTTTAGATGCATCAAGCACAATTGCAGCTGGATTCGTAGTCAAGGGCGGAGTAGGTGTTGCAGGTAAGATGTACGTTGGAACAGGGACGGGAGTCTTATACGTAGGAGCTACTGCAGGAACAATAGATACTACTGGAGGAGCAAGCACCGCGTACCTGTTTAATACTAACGCCACGACAATCAATGCTTTCGGCGCAACCACGACTCTTCAAGCAGGTACATCTGCCCAAGGCTTCGGGTATACTGGAACAACGACAAACATAGCGAATTCCACAACTGCCCAAATAATCAATATTGGAACAGGTGCCACAACTTCTACATCTGTGAAAGAAATAAACATTGGCACTAACACCGGCGCCAATGCCTTTACGAATGTTACCATTGGAAGTTCCACCGGTACAACCACAATAACTTTTAACGGGCCTACTTCTTTCACTAACACAAATAGTATTTATATAATCAGCCCTGTAACAGGGGGCAATGGAGTCACAGGAGTTGCTAACTCTTTCGGTACCCTTCACATAACTCCTTACGCCTACCTTAAGGTTATAAATAGCACAGGAACAAATACAAACGTCGCTAAGTTCAATCTATCTACCTTGCCAACTGATGGCTGGTCCATAGGAACTACGGATAGTACGGGAACCAACGCAAGAACTTTATCCCTGACAACAGGACACATAGCTCTCACAGGCAACGCTTCTACGTTCATAACCTCAGCGACGGGAACAGTAGGTTCTATTACTACTCTCGACACTGCTATCTGGTCCGCTATAGTATCTGGCTTATCAAGCACAGCAGGAGTTGTCGTAGGATCTACTATTTCGGCAACAACAGGAGCAGGAACCTTATACGGCGGCTCTCCTACCTCTGTAACGGTTATAAGTTTTACATCAAACACTATTACCTACAGAGTTGTCGGTGGCACTATTCCTACAGCAGGTTCTGTAACTAATATTACTGTTTCTGGATCTACGCTAGTTCTTCCCACAGGATCATTGACTCTACCGGCTCTTGCTGCAATCGGAGATATCCCTTATGCTTCGTCAACAACTGTTCTAAGTAAAATAACTGCTGTCGCAGTTGGTAACGCCTTTATTTCCCGCGGAGTCGGCACTGTCCCTGCATGGAGTAAAATCGGTCTAGATACATCAGGAACAGAAAGCGTCAAGCATGTCGATGGAGTCTTGCAGATTGTAAATGGCGGCTTAGGATTATCCTCAACTGTAGCCAACACCGTTTATAAAACTAATGCAGGCAATACTGCTTTTGTAGCATCTAATATAACAGACGACGGCAATATACACTTCAATAGCGTTTCTCTAGATACTATAAAGTCTGTGACGATTCCTTATGTTTCTGGTGTAACTAATCAAATCAATATTACCAACACGGACACCATTAATAACACCACTGCTATTAATATCAGTAAAACGAATTCGCCAGGTGGTGCGTACAATGTTTATGGTTTGCAGGTTGCTCTCAATACAACAGGCGGTACAAACGCTTACGGAACTTACTATAACGTCATTGGTACAGTAACTAACAAGTATGCTATATACATTGCGGCAGGTTTAATCAATTCGGCTGACGCAACGGAAGCTAGTCAAGGCGCAGGATCGCTGATCCTAGCTGGCGGTATGTACATCGTTAAGAAAGCATATTGTGACGGCGGCGTATATCTACTAAACAATGCCGCGTACTACACAGCATTGGTTGGAGCCTCTGGAGCTTCCGGTCAATCTACAATAACTCTTAACGCCAATAGTGGAAGCAGAACAATTTCTCTATCAGGAAGCTTAACGGTAGGCACCGGCGGAATCACATTAACTCCTAATGCGGCAGGGACCACATTAAGTATTACTAATACTGCGTTGACTTTCAATTCTACTTTAGGTAACACAGGAGTTCTCATTGCTTCTTCCGCAAATACTATAGACACAGAAGCTCAACTATCGATAACTCGAGGCGGAACAGGCACAAGCACTTTCACGGGAACCGGTAAAAATGTATTCGACAATGGCCCTATATTGATTACTCCCACTCTCGGGGTTGCATCCGCAACCTCTATCAACGGATTAACTATATCATCATCTACAGGAACCTTGACGATAACAAATCTTAAAACACTCTCTGTAAGTAATACGCTTACTCTAGCTGGAACTGATGGTAAAGCAGCAACATTCAATGATAACTTTACCACAGGAACTTTAACTAGCGGCTATGTCATATACGCTTCAGCAGCGAATACAATTGCATCGGAAGCGATTTTATCTACTTCTCGGGGTGGAACTGGAAACGGATTTACTAAATTCTCTGGTCCTGCGTCAGCAGAAAAAACAAAAACTTTGAGAGACGCCTCTGATACTATTCTTGAATTGGGAGGCTCTTATACCCCAACAGGAACTTGGAATTGGGGCAGTGCCACTATTTCAAACCTAACAGCTAGTGCTGTCGGCGCGGCCAATATCACAGGAACAACCTTGTCCTCAACGGTTACGTCGTCTAGCTTGACGTCCTTTGGAGCTTCAATTGCTCTAGGCACTCCAGCTTCGGGCACTCTAACTAACTGCTCATTCCCAACATTAAATCAAAGCACTACAGGTCAGGCAGGCAGCGTGGCTAATAACTTGAATTTTACCAATACCTTTTCCTCCGGAGGAACAACTGCTTACAATGGTGCTGCAGTTCGAACAATATATGTTCCAGGACAAAACTTAGAGACAGGGGCTACGGTGACATTCTCTACAGTTACCGCCGCTTCCTTCAACTCAACTTCCTTGAGGGCATTGAAGAAAAATATCAATGATTTTACTCAGTCCTCCTTAGATATTATTGACACAGTGAAGGTAGTGTCCTTCAATATGAAAGACGACGATGTCTATCACGTAGGCTTTATCGCTGACGATACACATGAGTACTTAGCAACTAGGGATCACAACAAGATGGATTTGGGAAACTCAGTAGGTTTGTTGATAAAAGGTATGCAAGAGCTTAGGGAAGAAAATAGAAAATTAAAGTCACTATTAGGAGTGGTGTAAATGTCAGAAGGATTTAAGACATATATATCAGGTTCTTACTGGGTATTAAGTACAGTATTTGAGCCTAAGAATGCAGACGCCACTACACCAAACTCCACTATTGGTAATCATTTTATGGATGGAGGATCCCCTATATACAACCTCTATTTAGCAAGGAATACAGCATCAGTAGGCGATAGTGTGGGTCTGGTTCAAGCAGCTAATGTAGGGTTCACTTATCAAGGCACTGATATTTCCGCTTATTTTCAAAAAGTGGGGTATGGCCCCGGAACCACCATTGTTCATCAAGCTACCTCTGCTGGTTCCACCGTCTATTCCTGTCCCGGGCCCGGGCCCGGAACAAATAAAAAAGTTCGCCATGCCTTTTTCATTGCGGGTGGAGGAGGTGGAGGTGGGGCAGGTGGTGATAATGCTGGAACCTATGGAGGTGGAGGTGGAGGTGGAGGTGGGGCTGCGGGATATTATAATTCTGGTGTAGTTGACTTACCCAGCGGTAGTATTAGTATTACTGTAGGTGCTGCCGGTACTGGGGGGACCACGCCCTCAGCAACGGGGGTAGCTGGGGGGTATTCAGCTATAGAAGGATACTATAATGTAAATGGGGGAACTGGAGGCGTGGGAGGCTATAGTGGACTTCCGGGTAGTGGGGGATATGGTGGAGTTGGAGGGTTTGGTGGTGGTCTAGGAAATTACATTGCATATGATACCTCACAATCTAGGGCTGTTCAAGGACAACCATCCTCTACAACTAATACAGCAACAATAACTGTAAGGAACTCAGCTACCATTACCAATACCTCTGGGGTTGGAGGACTTGGAGGCCAGAATGGAAGAGGAACCATTGTTATAATACAAGAGTCTGAGGCTTATAGAACTCCGGGGGGAGGAGGGGGGGGAGGAGGGGGAGGATGCCTTGTTGGCTCAAACTCTGGTGGTGCTGGTGGGGCTGGGGGTAATGATAGATTTAATGGGCCGTGGGGGTCATCCACAGGAGGAGCAGGAGGTACACCTACTAACTTTGGAGGAGGTGGAGGAGGTGGAGGGGGTGCAGGAGATGATCCTTCTCGTCGATATGGTGGTAATGGCGGGAATGGATATTGTGGATGTGTATACATATATTACTAACTAAAAATAGGAGAGAATAAATTGGCATTATTGGCGTATAGTTTTGATACAGGCTATGCAGAAAAACTTGATAATATCTATCTAAAGATAGTTAATATCTCTTTTAACTCATATAATACCCAAGTTCTTATTGATATGCAAGCTTGGCTAACTAAAGAATCTAGAGAACAGGCTAAAAAAGTTGATGAAATAGAACTAAGATTAAAGTTAGGAAAAAAAGAAAATCAGACAGACGAAGAATGGATAGAATTTGAGAACAATGCAAAGATAATGTATAGGCCTCAACCACTAGCTACTTGGCAGACGGGGTGTAGAGCGGTAGATATAGATGTACACTCTATTGATTTACTTGATCCTAACAGTATGTTAAGTTCTGCTTATCAATATTTAAAAGATAATTTCAAACCTGAGATACATAATTTTAAGGATGTTTAATGTCTATTTCCATTATAATTCCCTGTTATAATCAAAGTGAGTTTTTATTAGAAGCAATAAATAGTTGTATTAATCAATCTAAGAAAGCTGATGAAATCATTGTTTTATTAATGGACAAAAGAAGTTGGGAATTAAAGGAATATCTGGAATCACTTAACATAATATGTATAGTAAGCCCTCAATTATCTCTTACTAAGGCAAGAAATATGCTTATTGCAAATACAAAATCTACATATATCATACCATTAGATGCTGATGATTATCTTCCTTTGAATTTCATTGAGGAGACATCTAAAATAGATAGTGACATTGTCTATGTGGATAGCAGGGTGCTAGGTAATGGTATGGATATAATCACTAGGACTCCTGATATTGTTCAAAAAAGGCATTTTACTTCAAAGCATCCATTAATACGAACTACAGCACTTTTTAAGAAAACTGTATGGTTTGATATCGGTGGTTATAATGAAGATTTTACTTATGGACACGAATGCTGGGAATTTTGGTATAGAGCATTTTTTCTAGGAAAATCTTTTAAAAAATGCCATACTACTTATTATATATATAAACAATATCCTACTAACGGAAGAGCTTATATCGCTCGTGATAATTTTCAGATAATAAGAAAACAATTAAAAGAATTGTATCCCGGAGATTTTGAAGTGATCAGCCGTAGAAATATCCCACCAAAAGAAAGAAAGAATTTCGCGAATCTAAAGTAAGCAGTATACATAGGACTAATTTCTAATAGAGAGGAATACTCCATTGGATTTTATAGGCCTCACCTTTTTTATACCTTCCACCTTGTTAGTTATATGGGGAACCTTTATAGCTACCAAGTATTACCTGTCGGAGAAGACGCGATTTGAAGACTATTATCTTCTCCTGGCGATAGCGAGTTTTTTTGGCAAATTTTTACTGCAATCTTTCATCCTAGTAACTAATAATTTAAGTCCCAGCCTCGTTTTCATGGTCCAGGCTTTACAAACTTGGACCTATTGGTTTTTGTTGATCTTCCTATTCAAAAGAAATTTTTTCGAAGCCAAATTAAAAAGAGTCTTATGGATTCTTTTGACCTTGATTATAGTGATAGGTAGCACCATCCTCATAGCCAGCAGTTCTTTCCAAATAGATCCCGTCGTATACGTAGCGAAGTATCCAACTCTAATGAAGATGGACTATCTCTTAGATGATAGCTTTGTTAATACAACTCAGTACTTAAGAGTATTCATGCTAGGCCTTTGCGTGTGGTTCTCTTGGAGACTACTGAAAAAGCCATCCTGGATGTTTTTCGGCGCCTCCTTTCTTTTTCTAGTTGAACTTTTTACATTCTATAATAATCTACCCTGGAAATTTCTTCCTTCATGCTTTATATTCAGAATAATCCAAGTATTTGAATTAATTTCTATCATATGCATATCTTTAGATATGAAGTTATATTTTGGTAAAAGAGATTCTAAATGACTGAAGCTCCTGCTAGTGCAGTAACGCCTGCTGTCGTGTCTTTATTACACGACATAATCAGCAAACCTTTTTGGGAATCCGCTGTGCTGATAGTCCTAGCAGGTCTTGTGACATTTTTTGTTGTAGGCGGTCTTGCGTTCGCCCTATCGCGAATTCGAGGGGAGGTAGATATAGATTTCTTATCTTTGTTCCGTATAGGTAAGAAAAGAGAAGAACTAACTTCTAGAAATGATATCAATATCGTAGTAAATAATACCCCACCCTCAACTTCCGCTGAATTCGTTAAAGAGGAGAATAAGCTTTTGAATGAAATGATAGGGGCAGAAGACATGGTTGAAAAAGATGAGATTATCGCGGAGAAAACTCCTGGTGATCCCGATAACGTCTTGCTTATGGTTATTAGCAAGAGCGTTAGATTCGGATCGGATATCTCCAAATACAAAGAAGTGTACTTAATAAAATCTCAGATGGCTGCTGCGGAGTTGAGGTCGAATATTATTGAAAATATTCTTATAAAAGATTACATGGAGGTAATATATAAGAAAAATTCAAAAATCAACATTCAAGATGACCAGTCCTATCGAATCTTTGAAGAGATAGTCCATAACCAGGCCCATAGAAATATCTTAGCAGTCTTGCGTAGATTGTTCAAAGACAATCATTTAACTCAATACGACGAAGAAGGCTTCAATGAGTACTCAAGTGTACAATGCGAAAGAATAATAACGCAAATGAAGTTATCTATAAATGGGTCTATTCCTAGTTTTCTTGATCCGGGTCGAGAAGCAGTAAATATAATCCTTGATCGCTCGAATCAAGCGCTCTTAGAAACCTTCAAAGATATTTTTTCTGAAGCCCGTGTTTTAGCTTTCAGAACAGAGTCAGTTATACGTAAAAAAGAAAAAGACTTCGACGATGAGATAAAGAAGCTCACGGGAATTTCAGAAGCTCATAAAAGGGCTGATATCGCTTCTGAAGATCCCTATGCTATAAACTATAAAACAAGGGAATTAAAATATGAGTGATACTACTGTAGTAAATACAAGCGTTACTGTAAATACAAAGCCTTTGGGATTCTTTAGAGACCCCTCAGGAGACTTGAGTTCAGGAAGGCTTGTAAAGATAGGCTCTTTTTTCGCAGCCATTGTTATTGGCTTAGCAGGATTAGGTGTATTAAGTTACGCCGCAATCTATCCTGCGGCAACAGTTAACGCAGCCTTGACACCACTTTCCAGCTACTGCTTAGGAATTGCTGGAATGTTTTTAGGCGTCGCCGGCGGATCTGAGATCGTACAGAAAGTTACTAAAAGTTAAGTCCCACTGGAGGACACACACTAATTATAGAGTTAGGAGCCTCATAGAGGTAAATACAAAGGAGATCATATGGCAACTATTAAGAAATCCCTGAAGAAGGGCGGCGAGGCTCGTTGGACGTTCCGAGGAGCTCAGTCGGGAGATTTTTTCACAATTCCAAACGGATTCCGAGTCGCTACCGACGGCGTTGTTTTAGAGAACAATACAACCGTTCCAGTAGAAGGAACCATTTCTATCGGTAAGGGCAGCGTTCCTATTTTTGGAGCTTATGCCTTCACACTCAGCACTCTTACGACTGCTACCACAGGTACTATTACTGCTGGTGGTGCGTTGAGCTTCACCACAGCTCTGACTGCTGCTCAGGTTACCGCAGTTAACGCTCTCGGTAACACAGCGGCTGGATTAGCTCTCTTCGCATCTTCTCTTGTAGGTAATATCAATGCAACAGCGGCAGGAGCGGCTGCAGCAGCAGCAGCAACTACCAATCCTGGATACCTATCCCCTTGGACAGTATCTTCTTCTGGTGCAGTTATTACCTTCGTGGCCCCTGTTCCAGGCACTGTCAACACAGCACCTACCTTCACGGGCTCAGCTGGTGTAACAATCAGTGCAGCTGTTAACACGGCAGTTGGAGCAAACGACGTTTCTGTTCTATCTGGTTACTCTGTAGCCTCCTTGGCCCCAGGAGCAATAACTCAGGTTACTTTGCCTGCGCCTATCTACAACGACGTGGCTACCGGTGGAAGACTTAATACTGTTTTCACAGGTACAACTTCAGGCTCTGCGGGATCATATGTTCTCTGTGGAAAGACAGTAAGTATTCCAACATCTACCACGGCCCTTCAAACCGGAGTCGTACTAGGCGGACGTTCTATTTATGTCTCTACGATATCTGGTTACGTAGGTACAGCAGGTATCACTGTTAACGGCGTCGCTGTTACGGCTCTTGCTTCTTCTCTCGCCGGTATCGTTAACGGCATCGCAAATACTAACGTTCCAGGATGGACTATATTCTCTGACGGCGCAACAATCTTTACAATGATTGCTAACTTGCCCGGTCCGACATCAATGCCTGTTATAGTGACTGCAGGTCAGTTCACTAACACACCATCTACCCAGACTGTGGGCTTCAATCTTCCTGGTTATATCGCTGACACTTCTACTCCGATCGCAACTACAATTACTTTAAACGGTAACGCTGGTGCATTAGCTTCTGCTGTAATCGGTGGAAATTATGTCGCAGCTCCTTATCTCGCTGCATTGACTTATACTCCTACTATAATGGCCCCCGTCTTTGCTGGATGTGCGTGGTACCAGGGAGTTATGACTGGTGCGCCAACTGCAACTACTCAGATAGTTATTGATGGTGTTTCTTCGATCGCTTGTGGTGCAACTTCTCTAGCTTCCCTGATGACTGCCATGGCTGGTCTATCAGGCGTTAACTGGATTATCACAAACGTAGCAGGCGGCTCCTTCCTGATGGTTAACACCGTCCCAGGATATCACGCTCCTCCTGTGATTTCTTTCACCAACAACAACAACGCTGCTGTGGGTACTATTACTTCTGGTCCAGGATTTACTCTTTCTGGCTACACCCAGACTTACACGGCAACGACCGCAGTGTTTACTTCTCAGGCTACTACTTATGCGCCTGGAATGTCTTTCTACCCCGTGGTAGCTCCTACTACTCAGACTTGGATTAAGAATGCGGCTTACAGCGGCTCTACTGGTGGCGTTATTGTATCTAACGATATTGTAAACACCGTGGGCTACTCGGCTCCAACTCTCACAGTAGGAAGTACAATCGGTACTCAGACCTATGTGAATACCCTCACTTCAACTGATACTCCTTACTTCTTTACCTTCTCTCGTTCTGAGATGCATGGTAAGACCAATGTGTCAGTTCTTCTAAAGAAGTGGTCGTAATTTAAACGAATTTTCGAAAAATAAAGGAGGCTGAAAAGCCTCCTTTTTAATTTAATTAGAGATGTACTAATTTGGAACGATGTACCAAAACCCCAGAACTCTATTTCAGCAGCGTATAAATGGTCTTCTAAAAGATCCGGAATGTTCTCCTATGTTTGAGGATATCTTTAAATTGCTGCAGTTATATGCCTTAGAAAAATTAACGCCCAATAAGCCTGATGAGTCAAACTGGAAAACTCTGTTGCTTATGTACGAAGAACTAGGCCCATCTGGGATGGCTAAGCTCGTGTCCTTGGCTAAAGGCAAAGCCATAACTTTCCCTACAGAAGAAGAGTTTCAAGACTCTGTAATAACTACTTTAAGTTATTACTATAAGGAAGTAGAGAATAAGAATTGGGACGAAATTAAAAAGATACTGAATCAGCCGGATCTGAATACTATTAAGTTCGGCATTCGCGTACGGAATTTCTCGACGTTTATAAATGAACAGTTGTTGAAAAAATTCAAGAAGGTAGAAATATGAAAAACAAAGATTTAGAGGACGCAAAAAACATGTTAACTGCTACGTTGGTGGAATCCACTAAAACACCAACCTTATACGACCCTTCTACAGAAGTAGAGAGATCATTATCTAGCTTTCTTCAACATAGGCTGACCAAATTGCAGGAGGACGCTTCAAGAGAAGAAACTATATGGGAGGCTATAACAGAGAGAGTCTCTGAGTTCAATCCTGATCAGCTAATGAGGCTTCTAAATATTCTACAAGAGAATAGTAACTCAGGCGTTGAAAAAATCCTGAGTCCTTTCATTCCGAGAGCAGGGGAAAGAATTCCCCTCTTGCCTGACAACTCAAAGAAGAGTAAGGATATCGTCGAAGAGACAATATTCAATGAGTCTGGTAAAGATTTGATGGAGGCCTTTTCCGAATTGAACTCCCTAGTGAGGGAAATGGCTAAGACAAGAGAAACTGAGGATATAAAGAAAGTACTGTCGTAAAATATACTTTTCTGTATCTTTAGAAAGGAGGTGATCCTAATCTAAAGGTGACGAAAATGTACAAAAATAAAAGGTAGGAATATGCTAAGAGGCTCTCTGAAAAGAGAGCCTCTTTTTTATACACTACTCATCTCAAATATCATCTTCGCTGTATTACGATCTAAGTACTGTTGAGTACCGAACTTTTTAGTTGTGAAGTCCTTATCTTCCAAATTCATATCTCGAACACAATCTAAGGAGTTATCAATAATTAGGAGATAGGTGTACACCGTCTTCTGTTGCCCAATACGATGAATACGAAATATAGATTGGTTATACTCTGTATAATTCCAGGTTCTATCAAAGTAAATAGCTATATTAGCCTCAACAATAGTCACGCTGCTATTAAGAACCTGTATGCCCGCAATAAGAATATTGCGATCTTTCGAGGCTTGAAAATCTGCTATGATATCTGCCTTGAATTCATCCAGGGTCCTCCCCTTCGGTACTTTGACTTCCCCGTTGATGAGATAGGGCTGCCTCTTTTCTAAGATTACCGCCAGTTCTTGACCGACTGTAGGATGAGAGCACCATATAATAATTTTTTCGTTAGGATGCTTTTCTAAGAGATCATCCAAAGCTCCCATCTTACAGTGATTAGAGAACTTAAATTTTTCGACCTTGCGAATAAGATTGTCTGGTAACTTTGTTTCATGGTTTAAAAGTAAGCTTGGATTATCGATGGCTAAGGAGAGATAGGGGAAAGAATTAAACACAGCTCGAGAGTCTATGCCTCCGTAAAATTCTTGTATGGCTCGTAGTTTTTCTACAACGATTCCTTGGTAGATTTCCTTCTGCTCATCAGATAGCTCCACATAAATCTTCTGTATGAAGTGCTCAGGCAACTCCAAAACGTCGTCAGCAAATCTTCGAGTAGACACTGATTTTACAATATCAGCCATCTCTATAAGTTTATTGGGTTTGAAGTAATTGATAGCATATAAAGAAAATCTATTGCCAGTATCTGCATACTCTTGTAGCCACTCGAAGTAAGAGAAATTCTTTACTAAGGCGGGATCTAAGAACTTCAGCTGTGAGTAGTACTTCTCTTCTCTGTCTGCAGGAGTTCCTGTTGCAATGTATCTATACTGAAAGAAGGGAGCGGCAAGGTGTATGGCCTTAGATTGCCTGGCTTGAGGATTCGCGATATTATGTGATTCGTCCAGGATAATGATGCCAACATCTCCCTGAAGCCAATCTCGAAAGGGAATAGGACACTTACGATAATTCTTTGAATTGGATATCTCTTCCTGATACTCATCAGATACTAAGAGGAAAGATCGGTAGCTGCAGATGACAACATGAGATTTCACGTCGTCAAAAGGTCGCCGGTTTTTAATTCCCCCAACTCTAACATCTGATGAGTCATAGTTAGAAAATCTCCCCAGTTCTCTCTTGATATTGTAAGTGCCAGACCCTGAGGTAATGATAAGTACTTTTCTGACGTCTTTGTATTTACGGAGTAATTCAAGGGTGTTACATAGTATCCAGCTCTTCCCGGTACCTTGTTCATTAAAAAGAGCATATCGGTTGTAACTGGAGCATTTAGATAGGTCTTCGAGTTGGAAATATTCATGCGGCGCCTTCCCCATAATGGGTTGTACTTTTAAATCATCTTTAGTAAAAGGAATTCTTTGAAATTCGATCGATCTCTTGGGAGTCTTCAATATCTCTATCTGAGACCATACTTCGTTTGTAATATAAAGTTCTTCTACGTCTCCCAAAGCGTCTATGACAGAGTCATAAACAGACGTCGGAATACACCACTGTTTACTCTTTGGTTCAAACTGACATCGATATCTCTTATATATAGTAAGATCTGTATCGAAGGCGTTGACCGAGAATAATTGACTGGCATATATTTTATCGTCGCGAACTAGAATCTGAATGCTCATTGGAGATTATGCTCCTTGAAATATTTTCTCCAGTCTACGCCGCCTTTATAGTACTCCCCCTCACGAGGATCTGCGATAACAATATCTACTGTCAAAGGAACACCCTTCTGCCAGGGTTCCATTCTTTCAAATATTTCTTTGATCTTGGCTATCACCTCTTTCATTTCATTATCCCAGATAATGAAATCTACAGAGTCGTGAACCATACCTTGTATATAGGATTTAATATTATTGGCTTCTTTCCAGATTTGGAAATCGACCATGCAACCCATTACTTTACAAGCCTCATCATTTTGAATAGTCGTGTTGGCTAAGATATTATAAAGGCCCGCTACTTCTTTTCTATCCTCATCCTTACCTTTTAGCATAAGAACTGGCGTTCTGCGAATTGCTCCGTGGTAAGAACGAACATATCCCTGCTCCTCGCCTATCTGCTTATTACGCTCAATGCGATCAGCAAGTCCTTTATATGTCTTAAAGAATTGGTCTCGAATATAATCAGCGACCGTAATGTAGCCCCACATTTTAGGTTCTACATCTTTATACTTCTTAGCAATATTAAATTTCTTGTCGTAGAGCTGAAATTCCTCTATGAAGTCGTCGACCTGCTCTTGCGTCCATTTTACAGATAAAGTAGTCTCGGCGAATGTTATGGAAGCCATACCGAATAAAAATCCGAAGTTAACTGCTTTCGCCATTTGTCTGTATACATCGTAAATGTTATCTTTCTGGCGCAGTCTCTTAAATTCAATTTCTGTTATGGGCCTCATGACTTTTCTATGTGTGATTTTCATATAGAGAATATATGAATCAGCCTTTGTATATATTGGTCCATATGACAATACTAAAACTTGAGCTTGAAAACTTCATGAACATAGCTAAAGCCGACCTAGATTTTAAAAACGGCATAAATGTTATTTCGGGAAAAAATGGAGCAGGAAAAAGTGCTGTGCTTGAAGCTATCGCTTTCTGCATGGTTGAACGCAGAAGAGGGGACTCTTGGAAAGACTACATCAGGTCCGGAACAACAGGATTTAAAATCCACCTACTCATACAAAAGAGTGCGGCAAAAGCGGATGTCGTTGAATTCAGATATGAAGGTAATATAAAGCAAGGCGCGACCAGTAAGCAAATTATCTACCAGGGTAAGACCTATGTGAATTCGGAGTGCTCTGATTTTATAAAGGACACCTTTGACTCCGAAATGTTGGAGAATATTATTTTTACCCTACAGGATAGTAAACCAGTCACTCACCAGACTCCTCTGGAGCGTAGGACCATATTTAAGAAAATATTCAATTCTAATTTCACAACCGCTGTTGAGAAAATTAAAGCGGATATTGAACAAAAAGAGGCTGAAAGCACAACCTTAGCATACGAGATAAATGCCATTAAATCCAAAACTTATCCTAAGGTGAGATTAGAGAGTATGGATCCTCAGGAATTGAGTGTCTATCTTACAGAGCAATCTAAGATAGAAGATAAGATGAAAGAATCTACGTTCGATAATGAATTTAATACCCTCTACCTGAGCAACCGAGAAGTCTTCGAAAAGTATGTGTTGCCTTCGTACCTAAATACTAGGGATGATGTAACGAAGCTTGAGAAAGAAATCGGAGATTCTCTAGTGAAAACAGAATTCTGCGAACGCGACATACGAGCTGGTGAAGCACGGCTTAATACTTTAGATATAAATATCAGTGGGCTCAAGCTCAAAATAGAAGCTCTTGAAAAATCTCTGGACTCTGAGAGTGATTCTATAGGAGACCTTGAAAAAACTTTACAAGGTTTGAGAGCCCGTATCCGGGAAGCTCAGGTGCTTAGGTCCATCTCCAATACACATTTGGAAACACATAAGAAAGGTAAGTGCGATGCTTGTGGGCAAGATTGTGATATAACAAGGATCCAGGAGTTAGAGACCGGGGTTAAAGTTATTTCTAGGCACATTCAGGATTTAATTTCTGATGAAAATCAGGTTACGGCCCAGCATACTTCCTGTGTAGCGCGTGTTAAAGAGATCGGTAAAACCTTAGATGACTTAAGGAATACTCTTTATCGTGAGAATGTGGGGGTCGAGAAAACAACAAAAAATCTTGAAAATAATCGACGTGAAATTACCCAGGATAGGCTATCTACGCAGAGTCTACAAACGATTTTACAAGAGAAAACAAGAGAATTATGTAGAATAGAACCCGAGGTCGATCAGAAAGAAACATGGCTCAAAGAGAACGAATCTCGATGGCAGGCCTTAGAAACTTCTGATCCAGCTATTTATGAAGAACAACTGAAAGGCATACGCGCTAAGATTCAGGATTATAATCAAAGATTGACATCTAGGTTAGAGCGAGAAGCTTTCAACAAGAAGCTAGATGAGCAGATTCAAAAAGATTCTGACCAGGTGCAAAAGCTATCTGAGAAGATAAATACTCTAGACTTAGAAATCAAAAATCTCGAGTTCGTTAAGATGTTCTACGAGACTACGTTTCCCAATTTTATCAACTCAAAGGCCTGTACCTTACTGGAGTCTTATATGAATAACTTCCTCAGCACAACTAAGGAGGGATTCCAATTTAAACTTTTGTCCACGAAGAAAGGTATAGACTTTTTATATAAGGCAGACCCCGCGTCAGAATGGTTGAATGTTAAGTTAGCCTCTGGTTTTGAAACTTCGGTATCTAATCTAGCTTTTAAATGTGCCGTGGCTTTTTCATACCAGTCTGGACTTTTGGTTCTCGACGAGCCTGACGCATACAGTTCTGAGTCTAATAGCGAGCGGTTATTTGAAACCTTGACCAGTATTAACGACGGATTTGAGCAGATGATTATCATTACGCATAAGACTCAGGCTATGGAATTCTTAAAGGAGAACGGCGCCAATATTTATAAAGTTACTGATGGAGTCTTCGAGCAATCTGCTGACTAATTAAATAACGCGAGCGAGTTAGCTCTATAATAAACGTAATCAAGGGTATAGTTACCCATTTGATAAAAAGTACCGTAGTGTACAAAAAGGAGAAATGTATGGCAGTTTCAGATGATGCATTCAAGCAGTTTGCAGTAAAAACCGAACAGGAAGAAAGGGATCGCGCAGCTAAAGCCTCTAGCGGGGGCTATCAGCGAGATTTTGAAAATGTAAAATATTCCGGCCTTGAGAAAGGCGTAATGAAGATCATTCGTGGTCTCGGCGGAGTTCCTAATTCAGGCCAAGATAAGTTTACTTCTCGCACTGTGAGACATTCTCAGATCGTTGCAGATGATGGTAAGCGCATTCGAGTCATTCTTCCTCTCAAGACAGAGAACCCAGCTTTTATTCTATGGAAGATCATAGATAGGGTTACTGAGGTTGAGTGGGTCAATAAGGCGAAGGTATTCGTTAACGAGAGGAAGCATTCTGATATCTTTAGGATGGTGTCTGTTAATGGGTACGCAGAGGGAACTAATCAGGCTAAGTACGACAAGGGTTGGGCTGGTCGCGATTACTTCGTGATGAATTGTATCGATCGTTCGATGATGGATTGGCACAAGGAAAATAAGCATTCAGTTATTCTTTCGAAGCAGATCAACACAGTAAATACCGATGACGGTAAGGTACTGGAGTTTGCTGAAGAAGGTGTACCTGCTTATGGTTTCACTAATCTCTTGGCTTTGAATATCTTCAAGTTCTACGGTGATTGGTGTAATTATGATCTTGGCGTGGAGAAGCTCGGTCTTATGCAGAGCCCATTCCGACTCATTAATGCTTCGAAGCATGAGGAAGAGGTGCCTGAGGATCTTCGCGATCTCATTAAGTCTGGTCCTTTGACTGATGAAGAGAAGTCTTGGGAGTTGTACGACCTCGATAAGATTTTCGGTGTAACTTCGTACACAAAGCTTTTCAATAAGCTGAAGTTGTCAATCGCAAAGATTGATATGGCCCTCGGTAGTCATTACCTAGATGAGCTGAAGAGTCTCGCAGACCTAGAGGCTGCAAAGAGGAAGGAGCAGAATGAGCAAGCTGAAGCGGAGAAGGGTGCGAAAGATCCAGATGGATCCGAGTCAGCGGGTCTTAATCCTGATCCTGTACCGGAAGCTCGTCCGGCGAAGCGCCCACAGATGCAGGATGTGCCTGCTGATGTAGTTGAGCCTAAAGGATTTGCTACATTAACTCCTTCTGAGCTAAGTGGAATCACTAGTTGGGTTCCTGTAGACGGAAAGAAGTGGAATATCAAGTATAACGTTCCTGGAAAGCAGTATGAGTGTCCCCAGTGTGAAACTCCTGCCCCCGAAACTTATGCTCATTGCCCTGGTTGCGGCATGTCTTTTGCGTGAGAAGGATAATCACAAATGAGAGTATACGATAGAAACAATAAAGAGATTACTGTAGGCACAGAGATTGTGTGGGCTTCAAAGCACGGTTGTCGGGCGGTATTGAAGCGAGGAATCGTCGAACAGATATCTATGGAGGGTATCAAGGCGAGAATCTCTAATTTCTCCTGGGGGAGAAATGAGGGAGTATATCTTGCCAGACTTCCTTTCTCTCTATGGCGTAAGCCTGAGGATGATATTCGTACCGAAGCCGAAGTGATCTAAAGAGAAATAAAGACTTTTACAATAGCCGTTCGAAAGAACGGCTATATTTATTTATAAGAGAGGTGTCGACAATGGAGTTGAATGTAGCTGAGATGTTCGGTCCCGTGCTTCAGGGAGAAGGCAAGTCTCTCGGCGAGCCAGCTTTCTTTCTGAGGCTATCGAATTGTAATCTTATGTCCATAGGGTATAATCGAGGAATTTCTCAGCCAAAGATATGGATGAATAAAGGTGGAGAGAAAAATATACAAGATGTAAAGCCTGATGATGTAATCTGGGCCACAAATGAAAACGGAAATCTCGTTGAAACAAAAGTTCTATCAGTATTCGAATACGACATCAAAGATAGAGTTGAGCTAATAGTCGAAGGGATAGATCACCCTGTTTACTGCTCAGGGGAGCACCCCTGGCTAACAAATCAAGGGTGGAAGAGAGCTGACGAGCTTCTTAAAGACGATGAAATAATGCATTTTTCTAAGAAGCAGATTCAATCAGAAAGAATGAAAAAGTATAACCCTATTCATGATCCAGATACTATGAAAAGACATATTGAAAATACGAACTGGACAACTCAGGGAGAAAAAATTAAAGGTGATATTCAAAGAAGGAAAGCTGCAGACACTTATGTAGACGCCGTTACTTCCATGAGACGCAATAATCCAGAAAAGTATGCAGAGATGAATAAAAATACCTCAGTAAGAATGACAACTAATAATCCAATGTTTAATCAGGAAGTAGTTAAAAAAAGTAGAGGGACCCACCAGAATATAAATCAATATTACCCCTTTATGTCCAAATCAGAGAAAGATTTTTCTAATATTGCTATGAAAATGGGGCTGCCAGTTAAGTATATTGGAAGATTTGATCTTCAGATTAAACACAAGAGTAAAACATACTACCCTGATTTTATAATTGAGGGGACAAATAGACTTCTGGAAATATACTACTCAAAAGGGAAATTATATTCTCACAGGAATGAACAGTGGAAAAAAGAAAGGCTGGAGGCCTTCGAGGCTAATGGCTATTCCTGCACGTTTGTAAATTGTTCCGAGAGCAATATTAATGATATTAAAGATTTAATATCCACCGAAATAAAAATGCAGAACGGGGTAAAGATTATATCTGTAACAAAAGTTAATCAATTTAAAACCCATTATGAGGGAGAAAAATCGTTATCTAATTCCGATACCCAGTTCAATATTACCACTAAGCCGATGAGAGCAATTGATATTATGTGTTACCCTTATCATAATTTCATAGTTGATGGAATGGTTACGCATAATTGCGGCGGTCATAACGGTGAGAAAGTTCGCGATGGGTCCGCTACTTGGTGGTGTGACTCTGAAAAGATTTGGCGAGAAAGTAAATCGTATACTCCTGGTGAAATTATTGAATATATTAAGGACGCGGGTGAGCTTGATAATATTAGATCTGGATCTACTCACTTAGTTATTACTGGCGGCGAGCCTCTCTTACGCAGGAATATCGATCCGCTAAAACTACTTATTGAAATGCTGAGGTATGATAATCTCGCAGATCAGACATTCTATCCTTATATTGAGGTTGAGACGAACGGCACTTGCTCAACAGAAGACTTCTTGGATACGTATGTTGATCAGGTTAATTGTAGCCCTAAACTAGCTAATAGTGGTGTGCCTCGAGAGCAAAGAATTAAGCAGGATGCTATTGAGGAGATAAAGAATCATCTTAACTCTTGGTTCAAATTCGTTGTTAGCAAACCTGAAGATTGGAATGAGATCGAGAAAGATTTCTTGCCACTTATATTTAAGGATCAGATCATACTGATGCCTGCGGGAGCATCTCGCGAGGATCTTTTAGTTACGAGTCCTATTGTATGGGAGATGGCTTGCAAGCATAACGTCAAGGCTACAACAAGACTGCAGACCATAACTTGGGATAAGAGAGTTGGCGTATGATATTGGACAACGTATTCGTATTACCTATCATTCGAAGAAATTATCCCTCTTCCATAAAGGGAGAACTTTCACAAGAATTTCCTATTCAGGAGGACACTCGAGTTTTCTTGGGAGACTTTGCTTACGATAGAATGGAGATTTCTGGAGGATGGTATCATTCTTTCCTGAAGGGATGGAAATGGGATCCCTGGCAACTAATCAATGTAAAAGGGAAAGTTTCTAGATATGAGTCTAAGGGATTATTTAATCTAATACCAACTACTTTAACGTCCACAGAAATTATTGACACTTGTGATTCTATCGCCGACGAGCTCCCAGAGCCTATTCGTATTGCCTGGGAGCTTCGATGCGAAGTGTATAACAATGCACATCCGGAGATAAAGATAAATGAGTAAAATGATGGGTTTCGAATGCGTTGTGCGCGGCTTACGTATCGAGAGGCTGATGAAGAGAACATCGTGGCCAGATAATATATACATTACTTTCAAAGATAAAGAAGTTCGTCAGTATGCTATTCAGGAAGATGGGCATGATATGCATCAGCAATATATGGCATCTGGAGAAGATATATTAGCTACAGACTGGGAGATTTCTCCACGTGATCCTAGTTACAGAGGTTAAATGAAAGACTTCATACAATGCAGAACATGCGCAAAAAAGCCTGGACCTAAAAATATGCCAGGCTTTTTTTACGTAGACTTAGAAAATGGACAGCAAGCCATAGCAGAGTGTTCTTGCCACAAGAGATTTGTCAAGGAAGAACTTAATAGAATCAAAGCAAGTAAGGCTGGGCTTTGGTACTCTGATTATACTCCGGCGAATGATTATGTGGGAACTAAAAGTTTACAGAATGTAGAACACTTAGAAGAGTATATCAGATTTTTTAAATCTCCTGCCTACTCTAGTTCCATCATATATATGCACGGCCCCAATGGATCCCAAAAGACGACGTTAGCTCAGTGGGTCGGTTTGAGCCTTCTTCGTAAGGGATTTAAGGTCAAATATATTCTTATGCAGTATCTTGTATCGAAGTTAGCTAACGAGAACTTTGAGACTGATGAAGAGGCTATTAAAGAACTCGAGGATCTGAAGAATGTAGATTGTCTCATTATAGACGAGGCCTTAGATAAAAATAAGGTGACCCTGTATAAGTCAGGATACCAGTTGCCCTTCTTGGAGTCTTTCATTAGAGATAGAGTAGATTATAGGAAAAAAGGCATTGTATTCGTTAGCAACGTAGCGCCTAGTGATATTGAGAGCCAAGGATTCGGCAAATCTATACAAGACTTTATAGTTAGGAACACTGTTCCCAAAGAAACAGATCTTTTATTTAAAGATGTGTATCATCAGGTTAAGTCCTCTTTTGATGTTGATAAGTTGTTTAAGGGGAATAAATGAAAAGATCTAATCAAGACTTCATAGTACCGGCAGAATTTCAAGTACTGAAAATCCTTATTGACAACGAAGTCGATTGCCAGATTCTAAATGAGGGAATGTTTCCTCATGAGGAAGCTAAAGCTCTCTTTCAGTCAGTAATGAAATTGAAAGACAAGGGCGAGTCTATAACTGAAGGATCTTTACTACGAGAAGCTAACTTCCTCAACGACGATATCGACTTGCCTATGATCAAGAGTCTGATGGATCATAAGGCCGACCTCTCTAATTGGTTTCCGGCTATAGAGACCTTGCGGAAAGCTAGTATTAAGTATCAGTTGAACTTAGCTTTCAATAAGTTAGCCGAGACGACTAGTTTACCGGACGACTTAGAGTCTACTGGTATAAGTAACTCTCTATACGAAGCTCAACAGGTTTTGTCTCGCGGTAGTAAAGCTACTGAGTCTAAGACTTTGGAAGAATGCTTAGACGATTATAAAGACGTTCTGGAAATGAGACGTTTAGGAAAGTACTATCCTTTCGGCGATCAGTTCCTTGATTCTCATTTGACGAAGAAGGCAGCGCCCGGGCAAGTCATCATGGTTGCTGGTTCGACAGGCACAGGTAAATCAGCGTACGCTTTAAATATTCTAAATGGTATGATTAACTTAGGTCAGCCATGTATGTACTTCTCCTTGGAAATGGATACGGAGTCGACCTTCGATAGACTATTAGCAATGAGAACTAGCGTGCCTGTTGAAGGCTGGTATACATCTGGCAATCAAATAAATCCTCTTCTGCGAAAGCTTGAAGAGGAGCGAAAGCTCTTAGAGAATAAGCCGTTCAGGTTTATCGATGATCCCAATGTCGATCTCGGTACTATACAATCTCTCATTCGAGAATTCAAGATGGTATATAGGGTCGATTACATTTTTGTCGTTATTGACTTGGTGACTATGGTGAAGGAATTCTCTATGATGACCGGACAAAAGTCTTTAGCGAATGCTATAGAATTCGCGGTTAATAGGCTGAATGCTATGGCCAAGACAGAGAACGTGTGTTTCATGTGTGTGGCTCAGATGAATAGAGAGGCGGATAAAGAAAAGATAACTGAAATTGAAGATATTGATAAATTGAAGCCTACGCTAAACCATATCAAGAATAGTAATGCTATGGCAGAGCGAGCGAGAACAGTGCTATCTATATTTAGGGGCAAGTATTACGCGGACAGATATTTTCCAGATGACGAGGCAGTAGAGTATATGGACGATATCATGGAAGTATCTATTTTGAAGCAAAGCCAAGGAAGAGTTGGCTCTATAGGTAAGTATTTGTTCGAAGGTGAGTGTTTTCAATTGAAGCCTTACATAGAAGCAGACCACATTGATACTAATTCTGTAGGCGAATACTGAAAAAATCAGCAAAATAAGCGCCACCTAAGCGCTTCTTCGCCGTATATTATATACGTACGAGGTGACAAGATGCGGTGGTGGTTGTGGAAAGGATTCCCTTTCAGACGGTTCGAGTGCTGGCCAGGTCAGTACGCCGCTACCGAAGAGCGCTGGCCTGGTGAGATTGGCCGGTTTCCGGAAAGTCCTGCGGAAAAACAGGCCAGAATGGAAAGTCACACCTATCGTTGCGACGATGGAACAATTTACGTATACGGGGTGTACCAGGGTAGGTGGAAGCCAGCGGAAACCAAGAAAGAGGAGCCCAGGCCGTCATTTACCTATTCCTACAGCGAGAAACCTCGCCCCTCGGAATCTAAGATTCTAGCCCAGTACCGGGAGGATTACGCTAATCTCGGCCTATCTTACGGTGCGTCGTATAATCAGGCCCACGAGGCCTACAGGGCTCTCTTGAAGCGCTACCATCCCGATGTCAATCCTGGAAAGGGTTCTACGGAAATGACGCAAAAAATAAATACTTCCTGGAGGAATATAGAGAGGTACTTAAAAAGTTACCAAGCAGCCTGATCTGAATCTCAAATAACCCAATAGCCGGTTTGATCGACCGGCTATTATTTTTATGTTCGAAGGAGAATTTTATGTTGAAAAAAGTAGCAATTTTAAGTTATGTTTTTTTTGTTCTAGTCGCTAATGTTTATGCTGTGCCGCCCGGGTTTGATCCTCATCTTTTAGGATACATAGATTCTGTGTGTGCTAAGAATAAAATTCCCCCTGTTGTAGTCTATGCGATTATAGAGGTGGAATCCAAGTGGAATGCACGAGCATGTGGGCGAGGGACTGATTTCGGGTTGATGCAGTTGAATGTAAACTACATACCCGAGTTCATAGATAAATATGGAAACGCTGGTTACAAGTATAGCCCGAAAAGTGATCCGTATGATAATGTTGTGATAGGTATCCGCCATTTAAGACGTCTGTTAGATTTATTTCAGGGAGATTACTTTAAAGCCATCATCGCTTATAACTGTGGATACTCAAGAGTCATAGAAAGTAAAATCCCCTTATCTTCTATCGATTATCTCGAGAAAGTGCTGATGAACGTTTCTTTTACTGAGACTGAAATAAGAAATAAGAGCTCTTGGAGGAAATTCTACTAATTAAGGATATTGAAGGATATCCTATGGCCGTAACAGCTTTTGATAGATATGTTTCTGGTAGAGACCTACAAGACGCTTTAAAATATGCCCAGGTAACTCCTTTCGAGAAAGTCCTCGCGGATGCTCGAAATGGGGATATCCGGGCTATTAATTTTATATTTTACTCGAGCCGAAAACAAATAGCGGCAGCTTTCTGGAAGTATTTTATGGGCGGAAAGAAAGCTCCCCCTAAAAAGGCGATGCAGAGAATTAAAGCAGGACATGCTGACGTATTTGCGGCTGAGGTATACGGCATGCTAGCAGATCCGGAAGATTCTGCTAACCCCTTAAAAACATATGATAATTCTAAGTTCAAGAACGAGCCTGAGTACGAACAATTAAATAAACTCGGGTATTATATTTATAGATATTGTCAGAATCTTGCTTTCAAAATGCTACGAGAAAATCCTGAAGAATACAGTTATGGTAATCCTAATGAAAAAGCTCTTCCTCAGGAACAGGTAGCCTCTTCCTTTGATCAGCACATAGAGAATGGTAATGACTTAGCTGATGCTAACGCAGACTTTGCTCAGGATGTTGAGATAAGTGATACAGAGCAAAGATTCCTTCTTCTTCTGCAAACCAAATATCCTAAGCTATACCCCGTTATTAAAATGAGAACAGAGGGGAAGAACACTCAGGATATTGCTGTTGTCCTTGGTAAGTCTGACTGGGTTATAAATAAGTACACTGCTTTAGCTAAAGAAGTATTCAAGGAATGGATGCAGTGAGAACATTCCAGGCCCGCCTAACTAGTCGCTTAAACTCTCTTCATAGGAAATTAGCGGATAACGCTATCTCTTGGATGGGAGTGTCTACTGATTGTATTCGCATTACTTTGAAGAAAGATAATGTGGGTGATATAGTAAGTAGGACAGTAGATGGCTTGGATGTAGTCGAGGTCATATTCCCCAATATCATTGACGTACCTATGTGGCGGTTTATATCCTCTGATGGAACAGTGGAGAAGCGCGCGACTGTTATTAATGATCCAGAGTCTCCTTTAGAACCTTTTGAATGTTACGCCCCCGCTACCTCTAAAATAGACCAAGATGATCTCCTCATTAAATTCTTTGATAATCCCGCTAATGAAAACCCCTTGGTGATTGTTCTACAGGTCAAGGATGTTTTGGGGTCTTTTGGTCAGCGATCTATTTTATTTATGAAATTAAAAGCCACATACTACGATGGTAATTTACCTGAATTCATAGTTAATAGTGTATTAGATATGGCGACTAGAAGGGCTACCTTAAAGTGGTAGCCTGTGCTCGAACTAATTGTATATTAGAAGGAATATGTTATGCCAGAAAAATTTAAGAAGATGGTACGGGGTATAGAGAAGTCAGGTAAGCCTGAGGATCAAGCTTATGCCATCGCAACGAGTGCCTGGGAGAAGTCTCATGGCGGCAAGACTCCAAAAGAATCTGTCAATGAATCTTATGATGTTCTTTCTACCAAAGTAGGCGATCGTTGGGAAGAGACTAAGGCCTCTCTTCTTGCCCTAGGCATGGCAGAAAGTGATCCTAAGTTTTACTCCACTTTGCTAAAGGAAGTGAAGAAGTCTTTGAAGGAAGATACCTTTAATTCTGACTTCGATCCGGACGCTTGTCAGCGCGAAGATGATCCTAAAACAGTGTCTGGAGAGGATATGACTCCGGGCGAGAGGACTTTCAACAATCCTGAAACATACACACAGTATGATCCTGATGATGAGAATACTTTAGATCCCGATTATATTCATAACGATACTGGCGACACAACTCCCGAAGGCGCTGGCGATCCCAAGGTTAAAGAATCCGTGATTCGCGAAGCCGCAGATTCCCAAGAATGGGAGTGGAGAGGTCGCTCGACAGTGCGGACTGCCGTGGCTTGGGCTGAGCTCGATGCCGCTAGAATTTTTCAATTTAGATTTGCCTTATCTCGATCAAAAGAATCTCATTGGTGGAAAGCCTGGGATCCTCTTGCTGCAAAGGGCGTAAATTCTATAGTATCTTTAAGTATAAAGAAAGTCGGTTCAGATTTGGTTAAGTCCGATAATCCTAAGCCTTACATAGTAGATACTGTAGGCGAAGAAGATATTCCGGACTTGCTACCTGTGGCTAAAAAGATAGTCGCGGATTACTTGAAAGTATTTAATGCAAAAAAGTTATTTCAATACCTCTGCCTACGAGCTAACGGCACTGATAAGACCCGCATTAAGTTTTATGGCTTGCTGAGTGGCGAACTCAGTAGTTTAGGGCTAAAGAGAGACCTAGAGTCCGAGCAGAAATGCGAGAATCATATTAGAATTTATCAGCAGGCGGTTATGTTCCTTCTAGAAAATTCTAGTGGACCTAAGGAAAAACCCGTCACAGAACGCGTTGGAGACTCCTTGACAGGCAGAAATACTCCTTCTATTATAAATACGCATCCTGGAATAACAGGGCAGAACTTAGCTAAGGCTCCTGCGGAGAATCCCGACTTTACTCACGAAAGACCTTCGGCTCAAGTGTACTCGCAAGAGATAGTGATGGTTAGGGAAGACGAGATGAATGTTGCTACTCCCAAGCAACAGAAAGATACTGGCAGATTCCGGGCTAAAGCTCAGGCCTTGGCTGACACGAAGGCTACTGGCAGGAACTTTAAGAAAATTATACAGGATAAAGAAGGACTTTTAGGAGGCCTAGGTAAAGTAGCCAATATGGTACACCCCACCTCAGGTCAAACAGAATCTACATTATCTTTTGCCGCGGTTGTACAAGAGATGATGGATAATGGTTATGCTTTCAACGAGGCCGTTGCTTATACGTCTAAGCAGTATAAAATCCCTATGTCAGAAATTCTAGAAGACTGTGATGCAGTTGGTATGATTGATGAGGAAGTAACCTCTTCTTCCTTCGGGGGCCCAGGCGGCGGATTTTTGCCAGCAGACGCTAAGCACGATTGGAAGAAAGATTGGGCGGAGCATAAGGGCGGATCGAAGCAGATGGAGTCCACTGAGCTAGCAAATTGTCCTAACTGCAACATGGATACTGGAGTACAGGATTCCACGTATGGCGATTATACTTGCATTAATTGTGACCATTCCTGGGGTCCTATCGGTACAAGTGACTCCAGGTCCGCTGGATTGTTATCTGACATAGACTGTGATGACAGCTCCAAGAATGCGATGGATGCTGCTGAGTCTTTTGAAAGACAAAAGGAAGGCATTGTTGGCCGTGAATTTAACTACCAGAGACCCACGGACGATAACGACGACATTGATTGGCCACAAGATGTGCGCGAGCCAATGTATAATATGGATCCCGAATTAGATACTGACTGGGATGAAGATATCGACCCCGAGGAACGACAAGAAGAACGCCCAGAAGTAGTTAGAGCTTTATGGAAAAACTTGGCAGATAATCTTACTACTCTGGGAGTAACTCAGGAGAGCCTTAACGGGCTTTCTATGACTATCCTAGCGAGAGCTTTGGATCTTTGTTATGGTGGAAGATACTGGGAAGCAGCTGATATTCTTGAGGCTTCCATAAGGTCTGATGAACCAAAGTTGGGTCGAGAAGATATGCCGATGCCTGGTTACCGAGAATCCTATGATGATACTATGAAGGAATTGAAATCAGGACTTCTTTCATTTGAGAATCACCTGAAGAGATTAAAAGCACGAAGAGCAGATCCTCAGGAGATAAGAGAACGGGAGAAAGAGATAGAATATTTAAAGCAGGATATTAAAGATCAGGAAAAAGCCGGATCAGATTTAAACGAAGAGGTCGACGGCGCAGCTATGGAAACTGGCGGTAGCGGTGATGGTGGTCAAGACGGATACGACGTAGATGGAGAATCCTCAGGAGGGATTGTATAATGAGAGAAGCAAGAGAGACTTCTATAGACTCTGAAGAATATCAGTCAGAGAATGGCTATATCGACTCTATTTATGGTGCTATTGATGATGCCATTAGTGCCGGTGCACAAGACTCAGAGATCGTAGATATGCTCATAGATAGCTTTGATCTCGATGCACAGACAGCTCGTGAGATGGTTGCTCCCACCGTAGAAGAAGATTCTGATGGGACCGCTGACAACTTTGTACAAGGCCGCCGAAATCACCATGGCGAGAGCGTTATTAAACTGACATCTGAGGATGTCCTATACGCTATTCTTGAGGACAAAATTTCCTTAGCAGAGGCTCGCTTAGCTATGGAAGAAGCCGTCGCTGTTCCCGCTGAGAAAGAAGAGGAAGAGAAGCCAGCACCAAAGCCGCCTTTCGCTGATTTCCCTAAGAAAATCGCTAAGAAGGTTAATAAAGAGAACCCAAAGAAATGAACATCATCGAGGATTTTATAACTATCAACCCTTATAGCAGGGGAGGCAGTAAGCTAATCAAAGTGCAGGCTATTGTTTTACATTGGACAGCTAACCCAGGCCTCTCTGCTAAAGGTAATAGAAACTTCTATGAAGGCCGAAAGCTAGGAAATGACGGCTATGGCTCTGCAACATATATCATAGGATATGATGGAGAGATTGAACAGTGTATGCCCGAGAATGAGAGAGCATATCATTGTGGTACTTCACAAATCGACCCCGCTTCAGGTAAGTACTACACAGATTGGGCTCGCGAAAAGTTCGGCTCGTACGCTATTGATCATGTCAATAGCTCTCCTAATAGTGTGACTATTGGAATTGAAATGTGTCCTGTGGATCTTGATGGAACTTATAATGATGCTACCTGGCAAGCGGGCCTTGACTTGACTGCTTACCTGTTGAAGAAGTACGAACTAACCATAGATGATGTATGTACACATGAACAGATCGTAGGATGGAAACCATGTCCTATGCTATTCCATAAAAACCCCGAGAAGCTTGATGAATTTAAACAAGCAATAAGCTTATAGAATAAAAAACCGCATCTAAAGATGTGGTTTTTTATTTTTTTCATCGCAAGAAAACCTCGAAATCTTTAGTTTCGAGGATGAATTGCGATCATCCCTGAGATTCAATATACTTTCTAATGGTTTCATCAGAAGCCTCTCCTATTGAACACGCAAAGAATCCATCTGACCAAAAGGTTCTCTCATTCCAGAACTGCTTTTTCAAATAACCTTCATGGTCTTCCCAAAGTCGAGGTGAACTTTTAGAGAAGTCTTATGGCTCATACAACACCTATAACCTTTCTAAATTAGTGCTACTAATTAAATATGAGCGGAACGATACATAGAGCATTGAAAATAAGACTCTATCCCAATAGAATACAAGAGACTCAAATACTGAAGACGCTCGGTTCTTGTCGTTTCCTCTATAATCAAATGCTCGCTGAGAGGATCAAAACCTATGATGAATGGAAAGCCTCTGGCGAAGATGTAAGAAAACTCTATGAATATCAATATAAGACAGAAAAGCAATATAAGCAAGAATTTGAATGGCTTTCTGAACCCGATTCAATCAGCCTCCAACAATCTCGAATCGATCTCTCAATGGCTTATCAGAACTTCTTCAAATCTCAATCGGGTAAAAGAAAAGGAAAATCAGGATTTCCAAAGTTCCATAAACGAGGTCAAAAAGACTCATATCGAACTCTCAATCTTGGAACCAACATAGCAATCAACTACGACACTCGAAAAGTGAGACTACCTAAACTTGGTTGGATTACTTTTCGTGACCTTCGCTGTAATACACAAGGAGCAATCAAACAAGCTACTGTAAGTCGTAGCAAAACAGGAAAATACTTTGTATCTATTCTATTTGAGCAAGAACTCGAATTAGAAGGAGTTGAAATCAATCAGGATCTGAAAACCAAGGGTCTTGATATGAGCTTAGCGAACTTCTATGTAGATGATGAAGGAAATTCTCCTGCATACGAACGTATCTACCGCAAAAATGAACCACGGTTGAAGTGGTTGCAAAAACAAGTCAGTAAGAAGCAGAAAGGTTCAAACAACCGAAAGAAAGCTCAATTAAGGGTGAACCAAGTATTTGAGAGAATTACGAATTCCAGGAAGGATTTCTCTCAGAAACTATCTACAAAACTCATTCAAGAAAATGATGTAATTGTAGTTGAAACTCTTAATTTAAGAGCAATGGCTCAGTGTTTGAAACTTGGCAAATCGATCAACGACCTTGGTTATGGTGAATTCCTAAGACAGCTTCAATACAAGAGCCTTTGGAATAATAAGACCTTGATTGAAGCCGATAAATGGTTTGCCTCTTCTAAAACCTGTTCAAGATGCGGATACGTTCACAAACAACTACAGCTGGATGATCGAATTTTCAATTGTCCGAGCTGTGGCTTCGAGATTGATCGAGACCAGAATGCAGGAATCAATCTCAAAAATTATGGTCTAAAAGAATTAGGGCTGGGACAGCCCGAAATTAAGTCTGTGGAGACATCGATGCACAAGGTCGAGTCTGTGAAGCAGGAAGCCCTGAAATCTTTAGTTTCAGGGTAGTTCACTTAACAGATCCCTGTCAATCCGGAGTCACTTAATACAACGGTGAGATTATTTTGATACCAGGTATTATTTAGAGCACATAGATAATTGACTTGATACGTACCTGCAGAAACCATGGGCAATAGGCCAGGATTGCTAGGTATGCATAGCCACCCCACTTCATTGATATCATTTTCCATTCGAGAAGAATGTAATTCTCCCAAGTACTTTTCTGTTACGTCTATACAGAAAGCTTTAGTCATCGACACATCTATGTAACAGGGTAAAGTAGATACTTTAATAGTCAAATCATTTCCTGTGCAAAGTCCAACTATACGGCTTGAGCTTACTTTATATCTTCCGTCATAACTGAACCTAACAGGAATAGGGGGATTCCCTATATAGATGGTGTATTGACCACTAACTCCCGAGCTTGAATCGGTTGTACTAGAGTAAGGGCCTGGACTATCAGCATTATACATGAGAATCTTCTTTTGAGATCCTGGCACCGCTGTTTGATGCAAGTACAGGGGCTTATCGAAGGAAGGATTTAAAGTTTGAATAGAAGATATAGATGTATAATCTATATAAGGCGCCCCAGTATACGCTCCATTGTATGATACAAAAGCCTCTGAGGTAAATCCAATAGCGTTAAGCATTAACGGTAAATTATTACCTATAGGTAAATCATTCCAATCCGCTAAACGCCAGCCAGGATATGTTGTTGATACGATATTGATCCAATTAGCATTTGAGTAGGCCGGTAAATCAGTTAATTTGAATTGAAATACATTAAATGTAGGTACATCACCTGCTATAAATCCCGGTACATCAACAGGTGTATCAGATACGACAAAAGAATTCTTAAATACTTTTTTAGCCGCCACTGTATAAATACCCTTAGTTACTTTCTGTACAGTAGTTGTAAAGTTCCAGGTTCCATTGGTGCTGAGAAGAATAGATATATCTGTGTTCGCCGAAGTAGATCCCTTACCTGAGAAAGGAGAAATGCCTATATCGGTAGGAGTACACGTCCAGGAGTAAGTAACGGGCAAGTCAAATAAAGAAGACTCCACTCCAGATAAAGGAGGTGTTACTACTTTATAAGTTAACTGTGTAGGTCTTGCATAATGTGCAGAGAATCCTGGACTTATGGATGCAGCCATTGATGGAAGAGCTGGTTCGTTTGCTTTATCTAAAATAGCAGATAAGTTAGTTGTAAAAGCGGAATTATCCAAGCCGCCCCAAGCAACTACAATCAGACCGGAGAACTGATTATTTAAAGCTGCCTTTATTTGAGGGGAGGAATAACTAGCAGTTAAGGAGTCAATCAGGTGTTGTACTCCACCAGACTCATAAGAAATATTAAACATATAAATGCCAGTAGTCGCTAAGGCAGAGGCAAATTGTTTAATTATATCCACTACTTGATGTATGAGAACCACGAGGGCTTTAACTTTATCGATGATAGCTTGTATGAGTGCCAGTACTGCTGCTTCGGTTGCCTTGGCGACATTTAGCATAAAATCAACGAGGCGGAAACAAGCGTCTAAAACTTCTTGGAGGATGCCTAAGTTCTCAGGACTAAAAGTTTCCCAATGAGCTCGAGACTCCGCGGCATTTAAATCATTGACAAGAGATACTTGTAACTTCCTAATATTGTCGTTAGAGTCTTTTATATCCTTCACCACCTGAGGCTTCTCGTCGCCT